CATAACTAAAAAGCCGCCCACAATTAAGTGGACGGCTGTTAAGAGCGTGAACACACGCGGTGGCGTTCGCTACGCGAGTTACGGTTAGAGAATGGACTCAACCTCTTCTCCACGCAGCTTGGGCTCCAGTGCGAACCAGCGCCAGCGCGTAAGATTGGTATAGTAATGTCCGCTCTGCTTAGGCGTAATGACTGCGCGAAGCTTCCGCTTACCATTGTGATATTCGACTTTGAACTTCGCGCTGAACTCGAAACCGTTTTCGTCCCCAAGCTGGTGTCGTCTATCGTTAACCGTCAGTTGACCGAGCGTCAGCAACCAATACACATCGCTGAGCGCGTTCCAAATCTTAGCACTTGGACGAGTCTCGCGGGCTAATGTTTCTACCTGTCCGGGATACATTTTCATAGGTCTAACCTTTCTATTGTTATTGTTACTAACCTCTTGGCGCGTTGCGCGCCAGCGAGTGCAACGGCTAACCTACCAACCACCAACGTACAAGTACGGACGTGGTGCGCTACGCGCGTTACGGTTGATAGGTTTGACGTTACTCTTGCGGTGGCGTGTAAACCAGCTTGAATGTGTGAGCAACGCGCCTGTGCTCGCGCTCCCATTCCTCAACGTTGTACGCATCGTGTGTGCGCTGGAGTTGCTTTAACAAATCCCACTCTTTATCGTCCAGCTCGCCGTACATCTTCGTGATGACCTGATGGGCCTTACGATTCGCTGTGGTCGTTATGTCAAGCTCAGTACGATAAACGAACGCTGACATAATCTGTCCGCTCTCCATACACGCGTCGTACAATTCATCCGGGACCAAAGCCCCGATGAAACACTTGTTACCTTCCGTCGTGCGATAGCGACACCTTGCACCTTCCATTGCCTTGCGAGGTTGAGCGCGACTATGCGCCACAACTGCGTTGAATATAGCTTGTTTGTCAATCATGTTGTTCTTCCCTAGGGATTATTACAATTACACTACCATAACGTTCAATCTCCATCGCAACGCGCTCAGTGAACGCGTTTGTTGGAGCATATCCTAAACGAGCGTGCAGCCACTCACGTGACCAGCGAATCATGTTATCAGGCATGTCCTCTGACTTGCCTCGTATTGCTGTACGATTCTCAATCATACAATTGGAGCGGTTAAGACGTGGTGCCTACGGCGTTACGGGCCGAAGAACTTGTCCTGACACACCTGACACAAACCAGAGATGGCAAACTCACGTTGTGACAGCTCATCCTTAAACGTGGTAGCAGGTCCACCACAACCAAAGGGCTTTGGTATGCATTTGTCAGCTCGTATGGTAGAGCGCCGGTCTGCACCAATGACCTCTTGCAACTTACGCTCTACTTCTGGTGATTTGTGTGAGGGTTCCATTACTTTATGTAGTTTGAGGGTTTATCGCGAAACAACCAACAGACGATGATAACTAACAGTATTACTCTGAGGCCTTCTTCAAAGTTCACGTGAGGCTCCCGCTTGTGGCTGCTGCGCAGCCGGTTGATCTTTGATGTTGTTGTGTGCAGCCTGCGCTGACTCGCACGTCATAAGCGTTGCGCGTTGAAGGTTGCGAAACCGTATTTCTACAGTGTCGCCAGCTTTAAGGTCACGCACGCTCATGTAGCGACCGGGTTGTGTGTAAGTATGGTTCTTGAAGTCCACACCCTTAACGAACGCAGCAATCGCGTCCGTGCTCTTGAGATAGTCTCTGCCGTAAGCAGGTCCAACGACGTAGTGCATAACAATTAGAGGTGCGTAGGTTCAGTGTTTAACTCCATGACTATGACCTGATGCCTATTACGGAATAAGGTTTGCTCGTCGCGTGTCATGTTCACGCACGAGATGCTAATAGAAGACACGGCATGTGCCTGCTGTTCAAATAAGCCCACAATGTGAAGTGTGCTCATATCTTTTACTGCGTATATACGTTTCATAACCTAGGTTATCCTTTATTGTTGGTTGGTTTTTGACGATTGACCAGATGTGGCCAAATCGGGGGAAGCCTAGCATAAACCCTATCAAAAGTCAACAACAATCTTTAGAAACCTATAACAACGTATCACTGGTTTTGTGAGCTTGTGACCCCATTACTTTATCGAAATTCGATGAAGTCCTCCTTCTTACCCTCTCTTAACTCCCAGCTCTTACACCAGCCTTCTTCTAATAACTCTATTCTCATTAAACCTACAAGATAATTAACTGCATGTTCTTTACTATCAAACATAACCTCAAGCACATTACCATTGTCCTTACAAACAAGACAGTATGGTTTTTTACTACTGGCTTTTAAAACCAACGTACGTCTATCTTCTAAATACTCTACAAGTTCTTTTCCGTTTTCTGCACTTAATATAAACTTAACCTCGCCAGCATCTGTTTCAATCAGTCCATAATACTGAATAAATTGTTCTACATATTTACCGTATTGGTCTTTAACACAAAGACAAACTGGAAAATCGTGTTCCGTACATTCTAATAATGCTCGTTCAAGTAAATTACCTAACACACTGTTTAAACCTTGCATTGTTAATTCCGTATTCATATTTAATTGTATTTTTGTATTACAAAGTCCTCACCATTTCGTCTAATCATTATCTTTATACCTTTGTTGCGTGCCGCAGTATATAAACTCGTATGTGCTACACCCTTAGGTATAACTACAGGCTTATCAACCACTAGTGATCCTATGATCGTGCTAGGACTTAATCCTTTAACAGGCAGTTCGCCAGCCGTGAGTTCGAGCGCTTGTGCAACAGGCTGTGTAACTACTTCAACTGCTTGTCTTTTAACTCTTTTACCACTTACGATATACCTGCGTTGGTCAAAGATGTGCAGCCTATCGTACTCTTCCTGCGTATAGTCACGCGTCTCATCAAACACAAGCTCAGCGCCAGTTCGTGGATATTGCACTTGGTCATACTCCCAAGCAGGTTCAAAGTGCTCGGGCAACCTACGTTCCCAAGCATAATACTTAAACATTATTTCTTTCTCAGTCATGAGATCCTCCTAATATACACATTACCATCATAACCTTTCTTCGTCTCAACAATAATGTTGAGCTGCCTTGCACTTGAAGGCACACTTGAACGCTTGAAATTACCAAGCGGTATTACATCTCCTACCTTTAACTTGCGTAGCGCATCGGCTAAACCATACGCTGCTTGTTGACGCTGTGCGCCTCGTTTGCTCTCTCGCCATATAACTACAGGTAGTCCATTGTCATCGTATGGACCTGCATTGTGCGTCTGCTCGCCAGCTTGTGGGTTTTCCATGATAGCATTATATATTATTTTATGCTTTGTTCGAGAACAATCTATCACAATCTTATTTGTTACCTCTTTAGTTTATTTGTCACTCCTATTGTGCGTGCTTAATCTGCTCGCACTAATTTGTCGGCTTTCTCCTCCTACTACTACTACTACTACTATAGGTATGTGTATAGTTAAAAAAAAATAATATATAGGACTATACAGATTGACCTATTGTTAGAGAGATGATCGCTCAGAAAAAATATGTTATTTAATAGTAGTAGTAGTAGTAGTACATTAAATAAAATCATCGCTATCTTACTCTATCGAAATTCAATAAAGTCTATCGCTTCCTTCAGCAAACGAACGTATCGGTTAACTCCTGGCGCGACCACGTTATGGTTGGGAGTCCAGTATTAGCCTGACAAATGCCTCGCATTAGATTGTCTAATGCAACGCCAGTTCTCACATTTTACAACAATTTTACACGGAGTTGGCATGAAAACATTTTTCAAATAAATCTCGCCATGTCGCTGCCGTTGTGAATGATTCTAGTCGCTGGCCAATTCCAGCCAGCGAAACAAACCACAAAAAACAAATGACAACGAAAACATACGCTTGCTCCTATAAGGGAGCATCTTCAACCGCAACCTCGCTGGCCTCGCAAATGCAGGCTGACAAGGCTGGCGCAATCCTCGTCTCTAACGGCTTTGGCAAAGCCTCGTTTTGCCTTTTCCTCGCACGCCTCGCAATCCGCGCCATTGACGCGGGCTATGATGAGAAAAAGCTGACATTGCTTTTCCAAGCAATGGACGCGGGCAATGCGAGCGCCGCAGGCAAGGCAGCTGCTTCAATCGTCATCACCATTGACGGCAAGGCGCAATCCCTCGCAAAATACTGGGAGGATAACAACGTCACAAGCGAAGCGGTCACGCAGGACTTCAGCGACATTTAACCACGGCGCAAGCTGACAACCCGCAACCCTCGCAAGCCTAACAACTTGCGGGGGTTTTCATTTGTGATCTAGTTGAGAATGGTTCGCAACTTCTTCAAGGCATCGAGCCGATTTAGCGCGACTATCGTCGCAAAAGGGGTACCCTTCCCCCAGGGAAGGGTAATTAGGTATATATTAACGATGGAGCATTTTTTCACAAAAAATCGACCTAGTGCGACCACTCGCCAGAAGTGCGAAAAGAGGGCCATAAGTGAAGGATTGTGAAAGATTGTTCTTGAACTAGGCTTTTCAATCTGATATACTATGCGCTTAAATGAAGGACCAGCAGCCAGTAATCTCAGCACCGCTCTCCCACGAACTGGCAACTGTCAGCACTGGCGTTAAGCGGTCGGTTAAGTTGGAGCCTCAACACTTGGCGAGAGCCAAATCAACACTAGGAAAGCTTTTTCATGGTGGCAGAATTACAGAAACAGGCTGGCCAACCACAGTACGCAAATCTGCTTAAGCTACTAAGCGTGGCCGGGCACGACACAATTAGTTATTGTGCGATCTGCTTTGCCATTGGACTGCCGAACGAATTAGTAGCTGAGCTGTTCGGCCTACTGCCGGAGGAGATCGAACTGTATAAGCGCTCGCCGCGTATTAGTGAGCTCTCCAACCAGATTCAGATTGCGCTTGGTATGAACCACGAGAAGCGTCTGGCGGCTGCCGTAAACCTGGCCATTGATACCAAGATGCACTTGTTGCGCAACGGCGACGACAAAATCAAGAATAATGTTTCGACTGAGGTCCTGGACCGTAACTTCGGCAAGCCGCTACAGACCACGCAGAACATTAACGCGAATATCAACACGACGGTTACGAACGACGAGCTGGACCGCAGGTATAATATGACTGACAAACGTATTCAGCTACTTGAGGAAAAGCGCCAAAAACTACTGGGGTCCCTTAAGTAACTGGCGCCGCAGGCGCAATAACGGGAGCCTCCGCGTTACTGTTCTCGACCTCATTCCTTTAGACTCCATCGAAATTCGATAAAGTGCAAGACGCCCAAGAGCTCCAACTGGTGGAACAAGAGTTAGCGCAACTAAAAGCAGAACGGTTGCGCCTGCTTAACTTAAAAGAGGAAGCCTACCGGGACCGGGCGCTTGAACTCTTTATACCGCACACCAAACAGTTTGAGTTCTTTTACCATGGCGACAAGAAAGGTAGAGGCGGATTTTGCGGTAATCGTTTCGGCAAAAGTACGATTGGCGTCGTCGAAGACATTAGTTGGGCTCTCGGTGAACGGCCGTTCTTCCCGGTCGGGCACGAGCTCCGCACGAAAGGTATCCCCGACTACGGCATTAAAGGCTTGATACTCTCGGAAGACTGGGACAAAGTCCACGACATCTTTACCAATTCGGAGAGTAAAGACAGGCCTGGCAAGTTCTTTGAGTACATCCCCAAGTCGAAGATCCACTCCACCACAAAGATGGCGAAGGGCGTAATCAATTCGATTACCACCCGCAATAAGATCGGTGGCGTTGAGCGGGAATCCTCACTTATGTTTGATACGGTTAAGTCGTTCCTTAACAACCCGCGCAGCTTTGAATCGTCAGACTGGGATTTCATACACGTCGACGAGCCTATTATGGAGGAGCTTTGGTTAGCTGTCTCCCGCGGTCTAATTGATAGAGGTGGTAAGTACTGGTGGCTCCTCACTGCACTCGGCTTCCCTTGGATGTATGATACGATGCAGGACCAAGTGAAGCGCGACCCCGAGCGCTTTTTCATGTTTGAGGCGAGCATGGACGACAATCCGCTCTTGAGCGAACAGGATAAGCAAGACTACCTGTCGCAGCTGTCGCCTGACGAACTTAGCTGTCGCCGGGACGGTAAGCCGCTTTCACACGGCAGACGCGTTTACGGCCACTTTAACGAGGGCACGCATGTGTGGCCTCACGATTACCTTCCCTCTCCCGAGTGGAAGGATGCTCGCACTCCACCAATTTCTTACTCCAGTATTTATGCCCTTGACCCACACCCACAGACGCCACACGCTGTTCTTTTTGTGGCGACTGCGCCCGACGGCACGATATATATTTTTGACGAAATCTTCGAAAAACTTCTCATCTCGGAAGTTGCACAAAAAATCCAACTCCGCCGCTATAAGCTGCGACTAGAGGGCGAGCTGTGCGATCCGTGCGCGTGGATTGAAAACCCAGATACCGGATACGCTTGGGTGCATACGCTCTACGAATACGGACTAAACGTGATACGCGCAAGTAAGGATAAGACTGACGGTATCATCTCAGCGCAGGAAGTTTGGAAGAAGAAGCGTATCTTTGTAATGCCACACTGTGTTAATTTTATACGCGAGATCAAGAAGTATTTCTTCGACAAAGAAAACAAGCCGGTTGACAAAGACGACCATATGATGGAGAACTTTTACCGGCTCAACGCATTTAACGGTTTCAAGTACGTAGTTCCGCCCAACCCAAAACCACAACGGTTCAAAATCAAAGACGAGTTTGCGGATGTCCCGTATGACTTGCCACACATGGACCATATCACTCTATGATTGCTACACAAATTATTGTTAACCAGCCGCTTCTCCTACCGGGTGGCGACTTTCAGCTACCGATTAAACACGTGTTTGCTGCGGCAAGCGGCGCGTATAATCTTGAGATCATCTTCACAAATGGGCTCAACCCTCTGAGTGAGCCGCCAGCCCACGTACATGGAGAGCTCTTCAGTGCGACCACGAACCTGGCCGACGCGGCAAGCGAAGCCTTCGCACGAGAGCTGGCGATGTCCGCAAACTGTAAGACCACCAAGTTAAAGGTCGAACGGTCTGCGCGCACGATCACTCACTCCGATGTGTACGCCCTTAACGGCGCGAATCTTATCGCGTGGCTGAACCTTGGCAACCTTAACTCGCAATGCTTCTTTGACCTTTGGGTGAACGAGTTCTAAGATGAGCCGTCGTCAAAAGATTATCTTCTTCAACACCGGCAACGGTGGTGGTCTGCCCGGCTCAGCAGACTGGGGACTAATCAGTGGCGATATTACTGACCAGAGTGATTTGAATGACGCTCTGGCACTGATTGGCGGCGCGGCACTGAATACGGGCGTCGGTAAGACGACGGACACGCTCGAGTTGCAGGCGTTGAATGACACGACGCTGCGCATCACAGCTGCACAGAACATGTTCTTTACTGAACTGTTCGCACCCGGTATGCCGTTCGATGAGGCAATGGTGAGCTTTCCTCAAACAGACTTTGCTCTTGCTGGTCTTGGACTGGTGGCGGACGGGACTTATATTCGGTACATTGGTTATGACGTAAATGGCGTTGTGCAAGTGGGCACCGCCAACTTCTTCATGAATCAAGGTGTGGCGCACCTTGGATTCGTAATGGTGAAGCGAGTTGGCGGTGTTACCACGTTCCTCGATGGAGCAGCTGGACCACGCAACGTACATAGTGCACCGATGATGGCGAGCAGCTCGTTGCTGGAGCGAGCGTACGCGACGAACCAGTCGAACGTCGAAGTGGCGCCTAACGCTGGTGGGATGACGTTTGCGAAGCGTGCTGGCGTCATGCGTTCACCAAGTGTAAACTGGCACGGTGGCGCCAACATACACGAGTTACAGATTGCGGCACAGACGCCGGCTTCCTTTACGCGTATCAATCCTAGTACGGCCTCGTCTCCTGCACTGCCTGCTGCCAGTACCGCGTTTGTTTGTAATACGTGGTGGAACGGCGTTGCGAGTGTTGTAATGGCAGCACCTGGCAACGCTTCTGTGCAACGGTGGCTCATTGGTATTAAGGGCGGACTCTGGCTACAGGAGGGCGAGTTCCAATACACGAATCTGGCGGATGCCGTAGACAATATCTTCAACGCCCCGTTCACGAGCATCTATCCGTTTGACACGTATGCGGAAGTCGCACGGACCGCGGCTGTTCGTAGCTGTACGGACGTGGGTAATAACGCCCAGTCAGTTACGGTTGAGACCGGTGGCACAGGTGCGGGTGGCGGCAGTTCGGGTGGTGCGTCTAACGTGTTTGCAGAGTCGCTGCTTGGTGTGACGATTGCACCGAACGTGGTGAATGCGTCGCTGAATAACATTACGCCGATTGGCGGCACACTAACAGTTACAGGTGGTGTTCGTGCAACTATTGGTGGAGATAGCATTACTGTCGGTGGACTTGGTGTTGGTTATTTAATTGAGTTTACTCGCGCTAATCCAAACTATTTTCGTGCAAGTTCTGCTGGTGGGATATTTGTTTTCGAGACGGGCGGCGCGAACGAGCGGGCGCGAATCACTGACACCGGACTCACGGTCACGGGCAGCAGCGCTACGGCACTCACCGGCTTCCCGTTCAGTGGCGGCTCGGCCATCGGGGCACAGATTACGAGCTTTGCGTCTGGTGCTAGCTCTTACGGTTTGGACATGCGCCGATTCACCGGGTCCTCAACCGACCATCAGGTTGCTTACATTGGGCAGTATGATGCCGGGGGAGGCACGGGTTATCCCATCGGTTTTTTCTTCGACAACAACAAGACGACGAACACGCAGGCGACCACGCTGCGTGCGAGCATCGACCAGGACGGCCTCGCCGTCACGGGCGCGATCAGCGCGACGAACGGCGACATCCTGCAAACCGTAACCGGCGCAGACGCCGTGCTGCGGCAGACCTCAAGCGGCGGTTCGGGCCAGCAATGGTTTTTGGTTTCGCGCACGACCGGCGAATGGACTGTCTCCAATCAAAGTTTTTCGCGGCATCTGTCCGTTACCAATGCAGGGCTTGCGGTCTATTCATCGGGCACGGTGGTGGGGAATTTCACCTCAACCGGCCTCGCCGTCACGGGCGGGGTCACGGCGTCGGGCTCGATCACCTCCTCCGCTGCTCTCGGTACGGTGGACATCGTATCGACCACCCCGGCGAATCGCTCGATCACGAAATACACAAATGGCGGGGGCGACTATTTTATCGGTGTCAATAATGACACGGGCTCGAACTTTGGCGGCAGCGGCTACTCGCTGTTCCGATTCGCTCCGACCGGGCGCGTGATTCAGGACAATATCAACAGCGTCCCAATTACGACCGTTTCGTCCACCGGCCTCGCCGTCACGGGCACCGCTACCGCTTCCGATTTCATCATGGCTGGCGGCGAGTCGTTCGGCTTGACGAACTCAATGCTTGGCGTGGCCTTCACCGGCCCCGCATACGGGTTTTCCATCCGAAACCTAAACGACGTTTCTGGCGCGAAACTCGCCGCTTTCCGCAAGGGAGACGGGACCGAAATCGGCTCGATTTCTCGCGTCGGCACGACCGACGCCGTCGCCTACAACACAAGCAGCGATGCCCGCCTAAAGAAGAACGTGCGCGACTACACCGGCACCGATTCCGGCCCAATCATCGACGCGCTGCGTCCACGCTGGTTCGATTGGAAAGAGGGCACTGATAATGATTCCAAAAACATTATTGGCTTCATTGCACAAGAAGAGTTCCTCGCTGCACCGGAGTTGGCACGTATTGGTGCTGTCACGCCTGGCGACGATAAACCTGACTTTGACCCGAAGACCGGACGTGGTTGGATGCGCTCTGACACCGCGCTGGTTCCTATCCTAGTAGCCGAGCTTAAATCCTTACGTGTGCGACTGGCGACGGCTGAGTCCAAGCTGGCGACTCTCTAAACTCCATCGAATTTCGATAAAGTAATAAACCTCCCTTTATGAACAACCAACCTAACTTCATTCCACAATCCTACACAGAACGAGCTGCCGCTATACAGCACAACATTGACGTTGCTCGTGAGCAGGCGATGCGCACTGGCAAGACAGTTCAAGTCTACATTCCACCCAGCACACCCGACATGCGCCAGCACACTCCACCCGCCGGTGTTTCTGGGTCTTAGACGGATCGGCCGCCGGAGGCGGTCTCGGTTCACGACGTCAGTTGGGCAGCCCACGGGTCTGGCGACTCCCGCTGCGGGTTGGTTCGGGACGAGTGAGGCGCGGCGAGCGAAGCGAGCGACGCGCCGAGCGAGAGTGAAAAACATGAAATATTTACTAAGATTAATCAACTGGTTCAAGAGCCTCTTTCGCAAACAGGTTCCGCCAGTAGTCACACCAACAGTTGAACCAACTACTGAGGTTTTTCCACGAACCATTGGTATGGTCTATGTTGGTCGTCGTATGAATGAAAAGCTTGTTAGTACTCACCATAACCGCAACAGTCATAATCGTCGTATTCCTACTGCTGAGGTTTCTGGCTTACTTTGTTTAAACCGTCACAAATAATTAATCATCCACGTGATTATAAACATAACTGAACATGACCGCTCCTAGTACCGCCGAAATCAAACTGGTCACCCTCTCTATGGGTGCCCTTACACACTTAAACAACCTCTTCTCTAGTCAGAAGTGGACCACGTCCGCCAAAGAAAAGCACGCGGCTGGCAAACTTCAAGTAAAGCTTGAAGACTTCATCTACGCTGGCCCCGAAGCCCCGCACATTCGTCCAATGGAACCCGGTTACTCTGTAGCCATGTCTGCTTTCCACCAAGCCGAACGTGATTGGCGCAACAAGTCAACCAGTCTTGAGCTCTCAACCCTCGCGTATCAAGCTTGCGTAAGCGCTGTCAAACACTTCGTTAATCAAGAAGGCGGATCTGACCGGTATCTTGCCGAACTTCAGGAAGCCTTCTTCGTTACTGAATAACCCTTAACGTCTTCTACTCTCGTGGCCTACAATCAAGAAAAAATCAACCGTGACCTAGCTACTCGTGATAGTTCGGGCTCCGAGTTTCAGAAGAAGGTCGTACAATACTGTGAGCAGTGCCTGAAAATCTCTGCTAACCAAATGTCCGACTACTACGACCAGTGGGATAACAACGAGTTTATCTACCGCGGCTATCGTGGACTCGACAAGGATGACAAGGAGAGCATCAAAGAAGGTAATCCGCCTAAAATCATAGTACCTATTACGTACGCTCAGGCACAGACCGCTTTGTCGTTCGCCTTCTCTACGTTTACACAGAAGTCAACCTTGTTCGAGCTCCTCGGTTCCGGTCCAGAGGATCAACGCTACAGCCTCGCGCTCGAGACTGACCTTGATTACCAGATGCGTAATCAAAAATCCCTGTTCAAGATCTACTGTTATTTACTTGACCACTTCAAATACGGTTTTGGTGTGATGAAGATTGACTGGACTGAAGACTATACTCAAATGAGGACAGCCGTGCAGAAGCCGGTCTTTGATATACTTGGTTCAATCAAAGGACTCTTTGGTGGCGACGTCCAGCAAAAGTTCAACACCGTTGAAGAGATCCAAGACGTACTTGCCTACCAAGGTAATCGTCTGGCGAACGTTAGTCCATATAGCTTCTTCCCGGACCCAAGCGTTACGCTCTCCAACTTTCAGGACGGCAAATTCGTGGGACATGACCAGGAAACCAGCCGCTCCCAAGTTGAGTCTGAAGAAGGCGACGAGTTCTTCGGCACAGACAAGATTCCCGAAAGTATTGCCAACGAAGACATGCGCGACCGTAAGCGTCGCACTGGTTCTATCTTCAAGGATCAGTCTAATGGTCTTGTTGGTGCAGCCGCTGGCAAGAACGCACCGAGCGTAGTTGTAAAGACGGAGGTCGAATTCCGTATGTCGGAGGCTGAAGCCTCGAAACAATTCGACTACGACTGTGGGTCTGGTAAGAAGATCATCACGTGGATTGCCGTAATTGGCAATGACCGTAAGCTCATTAAGTTTCAACCTTCCGGCTACTTACACGGTACTTTCAACTATGTTCTCTCAGAATACAGCCCAGACCACAACGCATTCTACAACCCAGGGCTTGCGGACACAATTTACGAACTCCAAAACCTCATCACGTTCTTCCTTAACTCCCATGTTGTCAACGTTAAGAAGATTATCCAAAACCGCTTCATTGGCGATGAGTCGAAGGTCTACATGGAAGACCTCAAGTCCAACGCAGCGTTTATTCGTCTCAAACAATCAGGTTTACCGATAGACCGTATTCTGCAGCAGTTGCAGGTTAGCGACATTACCAAGAACCACGTAAACGATCTGGACGTCCTCGTTAAGATGATCCAAGTCGTAACAGGTATCAATGAAAACGCACTTGGCCAATACTCCGGTGGTCGACGCTCAGCTACTGAAGCTCGCAGCGTCAATGCTGGTGCCGCCGCCCGACTTAAGATGTTCTGTCAACTGGTCTGGTTGCAGGGTCTTGAGCCTATGGGCAAACAGTGTCTCGCGAACACGCGTCAGGGTAGAACCAAAGAGGTTTATGCGCGCATTGTAGGTGAACAAATCCTCAAAGCTCCGTACGAAAAGGTCATCCTCGCTGACCCGATGAGCCTTGCTGGTGGGTATGACTTCGCCGCTTACGATGCTACCCTTCCCTCTGACCGGCAGCAGCAAGCTATGGTGTTCACGCAGCTCTTCGAAACCATGATGAGCAATCCACAATCCATGCAAATCTTGAACAAGTCTCCCATCAAGTTGCTGGAGCACATCGCTGAACTGTATAACATCAAAAACTTCGATGACTACAACCTCAACCCGGAAACGCCGCTCCGTAACCCGGAGATGGAAATACAGCAGGATCAACAGGTCATGGAGGGCGTGCAATCCGGTGCTCTCCAACCTACTGCCACTCCTGATTCGCTCATTAAATCACTCGCTGCAGCATGAGACACATCACACCACGCGAGTTAATGGAGGTTGAGCACGACCTTAAGCAAGGTCTTGTGTACGGCATCCTTCGTGAATACATTACTTCTCGACTATCCGAATCCCGTAACCAGGCGCGTATGCTTGCTGGTAATCTCTCCTCTCTTCTTGAACGTGAACAGATGCTCGGTCAAATCAACCTACTCGAGACTTTTCACGACGACTTCCACAACCACGTGGTACATGTAGTAACGAAACAACCAAACAAGGATACCGAACATGAGTCTTAAAAACGTAGACGACGAGCTTGAACGGATTGACAATGATCCGGGCGAGGTCGAACTCGAAAACATTACACAGAAAGGCGGCATCAGTAAGGATGCCAACACCGAAGACGCCGGAGGCGACGAAGGCGGTGAAGGTGAAGGTGAAACGACGCAACAGCGTCAAACCCGTCAGCCGGCTGCAGAGCTGACTGAAGAAAAGATCGCTGAACTGAGCGCACGTGTCACTGACCGTATGCTCCAGCAGCGTCAACGTCAAGAGCAGTCTCAGCGTGAGCAACGCATGACGCCTGAGCAAATTGAGAAGTTGCTCAATCCCGTCAAAATTACGAAAGAGTTTCTCATCGCACATGGCATCGCTGAACCTACTGACCAACAGGTCAAGATGTATCAGGCTATGTCTGACATGCAGACCAAGCACCACATGTCGCTCATGCAGGTGCAGCTCGAAGCGTTACAGCGCCGGATGCTCTCACAAGCCGAACCGATGTTCGACTTCTACCAGCGTCAAGAGGCTGAACGCAACAAGGAGGACTTCTTCAAAGACTTCCCCAAGCTTCGCAAGTTCAGTAAGTTCGTACAGTTTGCCGCTTCCACCGTACAGGCCACTGACGCCAACGGTAACGAGAAGTCGCTCAAAACTGTTAAGAACGACATTGCGAACGCAACAAAAGCTTTACTCAAAGAATCCGGCGTCGATCTCGACGCTCTGGAGACCGAAGAGGGAGAGGAGACAGCTACGACCCTCAGTGCCGGTGGAAACAGCCGCGACGTGCCTCGCATGACGCGTATGTCTTCATCTGGACGGAGTGGCGCTCCCAGTGCAAAAGGTGGCAGCAACAATCCCGATGCTGACATTTACGATTAAAGGGAACAAACATGGCTGATTCAATCCTTGGACTTCCGTCCTCCGCTAAGTTCGCTGCAGAAGGCGACCGGTTCTATTCGCACCGTCGCAAGATTCTGCATCTGTATCCGAACGGTGGCGCTTCACTTACGGGCATCTTGTCGATGCTTCCCGAAGAAAGCGTTGCTGATTCGATCCATAACTGGTACGAAAAACGCTTCAAGAGCCCGCAAGCCGTACTTCGTGGCACCAACCCTGTCACGACCACGGCTCCTTCCACTGGTGATGCCAACGACGGCACTGTGGTCGTCACGGGTGCTCAAGTCATTGGTACCGACTTCTTCATCAAAGTCGACACCGTCAAGGACTTCAAGCGTGGTGACAACTTCAACATCGACACCCAGTCGGACCTCTTCTTCTGGGTCACGAACGTAACCCGCGGTGTCGCAAGTGAGGCGCTGAACGGCTACATCACAGCTCGTCTCGTACGCGCTGCCACGTTCGGCGTGATTGCTACGATCTTCGCTGCCGGCACTATCATTCGCAAGATTGGTAATGCTTACGGCGAAGGTGCTTCGGGCACTGGCCTCGGTCAGGCCGCGTTCAAGCGTCCGTACGCTATCATGAACACGACCCAAATCTTCCGCGACAAAATGGAGTTCCCGCGCTCCGTGCTGAAGATGGGCCTGAAGTACGACAAGACTGGTCCTTACAAGGAACGCGCGAAGGACCTGATCATCGACCACATGACCGGTATTGAGCGTGCGCTCATCTGGGGTCGTCGTGCTACCACCAACCGTGCTTCGTTCGATCCGTCCCAAGAAGACTTGACGGTTCGCAACATGTCTGGCATCATTGAGTTCCTCGAACTCTGGGATGCTGGCACCACGGGTCTCACCATCGACGGTGCGGTTTACGCTCCGTATGCCTTCAAGGGTCCGTCTGTGTCCGACACGGACGACCAGAAGCGCGTCATTGCTAACACGTCGGGCATCGTTACCGTCCAGAAGTGGAACATCTGGGCTGAGCGCGTCGGTCGTTACAACTCCAACCGGTCGAAGGACAAACTCGTTCTTTGCGGTAGTGGTGCAATCCTTGCGATGGCGGACATGTTCCGCCTGAACACGGAAATGAAGGTTACCATGGGCGACAGCGCGTATGGTCTCGACTTCATGACGCTCCTCACGCCGTTCGGCAAGTTCCACTTCGTGTCGCACCCGTTGTTCAACGAGACGAGCGCTTATCAGTACTGGTGCTTGATCCTGGACATCTGGTCCCTGCGGTTCCGTCCTCTCCTGGACTCTGACACGCGTCTGCTTAAGATGCGCCAGAACCCCGGTGATGACTTCCGCCGTGACGAGTACCTTACGGAAGGCACTCTCGAAATGTGGTTCCCCGAGCGCCACATGTTGATCAAGAACGTCCGCACCTATCAGGAGACTGAATAACAAGGGGATCCGTCCCCGACTACAATGGCTAATACATTCACAACGGAAAAACAACGTCGTCTTGGCGGCCCTGCCGGTAAGTCGTTCATCCTTGTCGAGGGTCTCCTCGTCATTGACACAACGGCTAATGGTGGTGCTGCTGCTGGCGACCTGCCTGCTGCTCTGTTCAAGCTAACCAAGATTGTGGCTGGCTATCCGGCCATCAACAGCTTGAACACGCTCTTGTATCCGACGTCACCTGATTACACTGGTGCTTCGTTGTTGGTTGGTGGGGGTGTTGCAAACGCCCTTGTTGACCTGCCTAACGGCTCTTACCGTGTCAAGCTCCTTGGTACGTAACTAAACTAAACTCAAACTATCACTAGTATGAAAATTCCATGTAACTACGACGTTGTCTCCAAAGAACCGCCTAAGGCGGACTCTGGTGAGAACTTCTTCTCCAACCCGCAGCTTAAGCCGTACGAGTCGCCCATTCCTGAAGGTAAGGATTGGAACGCCTCTAACACGACTGGGCCGGAGGAAACCAACAAAGCCCAACCGTACAAGACCAAGGGCTCTGGTTATACCGGCTAAACTTGGTTATGCGCTACTACATGTTCTGTAGCAAGTAATCACGTGGACTGACGGCCTGTTACTGGTGTGGCAGGCCGTCTTTCCTACACTTTATCGAATTTCCATAAAGTCATGTCCTACACATTCAAAGACGTTACCGACTCCCTCCTTGACCATATTAATCGTCCGACCAGTGAGATGCTGGCGACCTGTCAACGAGAGGTTAACGCAGTACTGCTGTGGATGCAGCGTAAGCACAAGTTCCAATTCACTGAGAGACTTGTAACCATTACGTACCCAGCCAATACACTTTTCATCGACCTAGTCACTGCTTGTGAAGGTCGTCCGAGAGATTTCGTTACCGCACAGGTACTTAGTTCTGATACGTCTGTGAGCGGTCGTGCGATTGCTATTCGTCGCTACTCGGAGATTATTGCCCGTAAAGATAAGTTACAGCGCGGACGGGTAGATATGCCCTGGGGTGTGGAAGATAATATGACTGATCCACTTATCAGTACTTATGATAAAGACCTCAAGGTCTACTCTGATTCCTCCCTGTTTTTAAGTGGCCAACGACTTGGTTACTTCGCTCAACCGGCACAGGACCGGTTCATACTACTTAACCTGCACATTTGGCTTCCTAACCTTGTAGAACCCACCGACACCAACTTCTTGCTTGAAAACTGTTTCGACTTTATCATCCTCAAGTCGTTGCGTCGGATGAACATACTCCTGAAAGAGGAAGCCCGTACAATGGTTACTGACTCCGAGTTACAAGAGGGCTGGGATTCCTGTTTGCAGTGGGATTCCCAGGTAATGTCTTCTCAACCGCCACAAATCTAATGGCCTGCCACGCTCCAGTTCCTCTCTCCAGTAATTGTCTGGAGCCGGTTCCTGTAAATTATCCTATCCTAACGGTGCTGATTGACGGCAACGTCATTCCGTCTGCTTCCGAATACATTTTTCCACTCGGTGCCACGGTTGTAACCTTACGCAATGACGGAGAAGGTAATCTTATCATTGGTACCATTACAATCCAGTCTAACCCAGAGATTTTTATTGAACAACCCTCCGATACCGTCCTTGGGCCTGGAGAAGAAACTACTTTTATCGTAACCGTTGTTACAATTACTTAGTTATGTCTCTCATCACCATACCTTCCAACGCTCTTGGTGATCCTTTTACCCTTGAAGCACTGTCCATACCTCCTCCGGTTGGACCGTTGCCTGACTATGGGTTTCATTCAGTTACGTATGCTGCCAGTGTGATGGCTTCTAACTGGACCATTGCACGCTTCCGTTCTACACAAGAGTTTCGTATTGAGTTGGGTGATGATAACACCGGGGACCCAAGCTTAATTACAATCGTCCTTGACAACTACGACGGTGACGGTTTTACAGACACCTTCCCAGCCACTGATTTACCAAAAACTTATCCGGCTGGCCAGTACTCATTTGAAGTCCAAACCGACTCGCCCACCTTCATTCCTTACCAAATCTCAGTCGTACATGCCTTAAATCTTGATAGTATTTTTGGTCCTGACATGTACACTCATATCCCACACAGCAGTGGGCCTGCCAGCACAGCGTTTCTTCGTTGCCTTACAAATACTATTGGCGACACTGTTACTGTGTTTCGTTACCATCTTGACAACAACTGTGATGCTATCTTCAGCGGTTTACAACCTCCCATTGACAGTGGGAATGTTGAGCCCTTTACATACAAGACTATCATCACACAGAACGAAGTCCTCTTACAGTCTGTCGCTCTCGTCGGACAAAACGCCTACACTAACTTCGGGATAGAACCCAACGTAGCTACGCCGCCAGCAGAAAGACCGTTTTATCCCACTGACTTTAATGTCTACTCCGCACAGGATGCTAGCGACCTAACTATTCTTCGCGCAGTACCGAGTGTCGCCAGCGCAGTTAATTATACAATTCGTCTTACAAGTCTTGCCCTCATACCTTCTGGTATTCATATCGTAGTTCGGCGTATTCTAAGCGGTGTGGAAACGGTAATTGCCGACTTTATAACAGACGGCACGCAAGATACTTATAACTTTTCAGCTCTTCATGCAGTGGATGAAGAAGCCGTAGTGACTGTTTACCCCAGCGCACACACGATTGCATTTGAGTTTCTTCTAACAAGTGCTGACGGCTTCAAGAGTGCTTTAATTAGTGGCTGCAATCGTGCTGGCTTCAACATGGGACCGCTTAGCCCAAACAACCTTGTTCGCTTCAGCGGTCCTACAGATGGTACCCGCCATGTACCCGAACTTCGAGTGGCTAATCCATTTGCCAGTGCTGGCAGGTTCAATGTACAATACACCACCCTCGCTAGTGATTACCACCCTCTCACTCCTGTTCCGGAAGTCTTTACTAACTTCTTAGCCGACGGTGGAGAGATTCGTGTTGTCCTAGACCCACAAGCCGCCGCACGAGTTAGATACGAAATCGACTTTAATCAACCAACAGTTTAATTTTATGGGCTACAATTACACAAACGGAGACGGTCCGGCCGTCCTAATTCCAACCGAGCCAGCTAACAGTGACTCGATTAAAGCTACGTGCGCGCAATCTATTCGACAGATCAAGGCGTTCATTAACGATCCTGTCGCCGGCTTTGTTAAGCTTGCAGCTGACCTGGCTTCGCTCGCAGTTACTGTGAGCGGCCTCTCTAGTACGGTTGCGTTGCACACGACGCAGATTGCTGCTCTCTCCGGTGCGACGGCTTCAGCTGGTCAGAATATCTTCAAAGCTAAACCTGCTGTTGATCAAGACGTTGTTTTTGCAGCACCTGGCTCACAAACAGTGGATGTTGCGCTTGGCACTGAGGTCTTTGACCCAGACAATAACTTCGCCGGTAGCATCTTTACTGCACCGGCGAATGGCTTTTACTCATTCATGGCTTCGCTTGTAATCTCACCCATTGCAGGTGCTCCAACAGACATTGGTTCTATTGGCATCATCGAATGTTCAAGCGGTGATTCTCAACTGTTGAATGAACACGATGACGATGGTACCACACAGCGTATTATTGTTGGTACTGCTGTGTTTCAGATGACAGCCGGTCAAACTGTAAAGCTTCGTGCTACACTTGATGCTGATGCGGCTTGTACGTTGCGCGTTGGTATTACGTTTACGCACCTTGCTGGTTATCGGATTCGCTAACAATGTCCTTCTCCGAAGTCCTCTTTAAGCTGAACGTAGGTGTAGACACCTACAATCCAGATCATGCTGATGGTCTGGACCTTAAATTCCTACGACTTAAGAACATTCAGCCTGAACGTAATCGTTTCCAGACACCAAGAGGCCTCATGCTGTTGCAGCAGATCTTCGCAGAACTGGATGCCATCCGCTCGTTTGCCTTCTACAACATCCCAACTTCGCAAATCACCAACCTGTATGCTATCTCGAATACGCGGGTTTATGAGTTTGACTTTGCGGCACAGTTGTTTAATATTGTTGCTATCTATAGCTCTTTTAACAATACGCCCGACCCTTACGCAAAAACTTCTTGGCTTGACGCTACTTACGTTACTAAGCGCTTTGCTCCCCTTGTTAAGCTTCAAGGTAGCACTGCTACGGAAATTGCTGGTGCACCGGGCGGACGATACATGATTATTGCGGACAGTCACTTGATGATTGCCAACACGACGTCTGGCGGTCTCGAGTTTCCTGTACGCGTTCAGTGGTCGGACCTCTATGCACCTGAAAGCTGGGCAGTCGGACCGGCTAGCGAAGCAGACTTCTTTGAACTCTCCCCAGACGACGGTGAAGTCACCGGACTCTCGTATCAACGCGGTGCAACGCTTATCTATACGCGTGATCGCGTGTGGGTTGGCCGTTATGTCAAAGGAAACGAGACAACGCTCGGCAAGTACCAGTTCGATACTCTGTTTTCTGGCATTGGCAACATCTACCATGACGCTCAAATCCGTGTAAAGGAAGTCGATTACTTCATTGGACTCGATAACTTCTACAAAATTGACGGTTTTCAGCTAACGGAAATCGGTGATCCAATTTGGCAGTACTTTCAGGACACAATCGTCAATGCCAACTTCCAAGACAGCGTGATTGCCATTCACGTCCCGGATCGTTACAGTGTAGCCTGGGTCTACGACCATGTTGATGGTGGTCGGTGGTCAGTTGTGTACAATTACAAGGAAAACAAGTGGTCCGACAGGGATCCCGAAGACGTTTTCTGCGTTAACAACTTTACTTTTCCCGTTCAAGGCTACTTGGCCTACGAAGATGTAGACGTGGCGTACGAAGACATGGACACGGAGTATCCTCCTGCACCGGCTACATACGACGGTCCCTGGCAGCTGCTTGGTGCTGGTGTGCGTAACCTGTTTGGCTCCTATGAGGGACGCATCCTTGTTCCTAGTTCGCCAGCCGCATATGTTAAATTCAACGATGCACCATTCGATTGTGAGTTTGAGACCTTCGAGTTCGACTTCGACGAGCTTGATGAGGTTAAAGAGATCTCACGACTCAAAGTTACCTACAGTCTACGGAATGCACTCCTTGACCCTCTTGATAATAACCTTGAACTTCTTATTGGTTCACGTAACAAGCGTGACGATGACGTTGTCTGGAGTCCACCGATCTTGATGATAGAACAGCTCGCAGACGAGTCAGTGTTTCACTTTCGTCGGGACGGAATTGGTAAACTCGTGCGCTTCAAGTTGCGGTGGAGCAACACTCTCGACTTTGCAATCACCGAGTTTACGAAGATGAGCATTTACAAACTGGAGCAAGAAGATGCCACTGAATCTCCAGAGAAATAGTTTTCCTTTTCCCTTTACCAACCGGCTTCCAACCGTAAACGGTAAGGTTTCAGAGGACATGCAATACATGCGTTCTGAAATGGAACGTATGTATGAAGCCATCCAAAAGGACATGGATCTTCTCTTCGAACAGCTGGCTACTCAAGTCGCACGTACAACCTTCACAGTCAATGACGTTGCACCACTCAACTCTGCTTCCCCTGGCGTACATCCCTCGATTTTCGTTGACGGAACAGGTGTTTACTTTACCATTGCTAACAACACTTGGCGTAAAGCTACTGGAGTGGTATTCTAATGGGACTTGTTGAAATCAAAACGTTTGAGGAGCTGATGCGGTTTATGCCTCTCATCATTCGCACGTACAAGGACCTTGACGGTCTGTGGGAAGGTGGCACCGACTTGGCAGACTTCCTCCAATTGTTGACGGACAATTTCAATACTCCCGGCTCACATTACTATGGAATCAAAGTAGACGACAAGCTCTTTTACTTTGTTGTCATTCTTCCCTGTGAACTACACATTGCCACGTTCTGGCTCTTTTACGTTAACAAAGATAAGCGCGCATACACGAAATCACTCCTCGACACGATTCGTGCTGAATGTAAACGTAACGGCTACAAACATTTGAACTTTACAACTGTACGGATGACACGATCTTTTGACCGCTGGGTCACTAAACTAGGTGCAGTAAAACACTCATTAACTTACAAACTCCCTCTCTAACATGGGCTCTATAGGTGGATCTGGCTCCAAAACAAGCCAAAAAGGTGTCCAAGACACCACACAATCACAGAATCAGCAGGAACAATCTTCCGGCTCCGGTTCTTACTCCAATCGGCCTGTGTTTGATCCGCAAGCACAGGGTACTATTGATTCGTTAAGTGGCGCATTTGGCAACATTGGGCAAGACGTAGGTGCGTCATCTGACTTCTTGCGTAATATGTTGCAGCCAGCAGGTGGGATGAATCCCTATGCGCAACAAGTGGTTGATACACAAAACAAAGTCTCCGCTGCTGACTTTGATAAGCGCCTCGCAGGTGTGAGAAGCGGTGGTTACGGTGGTGGCATTGGTCGAGACTTAATCGACCAGGGTATGTTCACGAGTGACTTTACCAATAACCAAGCTGCGTGGAATGCGAAGACCTTGTTGGACGCCTTCAACCAAGACCGTGGTATGCAGCTCAACGCTGCCGGGCAGCTTAGTGGTAACGACGCTGGACGGTTGCAGGGTGCACTCGAATACATCAATTCCCTCAAGGGTCAGGCTGGTGAGCAGGCACAGCAAGCCGCTGGCACCACGACCTCACAGGGTAAATCCAACACGAAGTCCTCTGGTACTTCCAGCACGGTCGAGGGCCACGCGGGTCTTAAGTTCGGCTAATAAACTTCATCGAAATTCAATAAAGTCATGGCAACATCAAATGACAAATATCTTCAAGGTTTGGCTTCTAAGTCAAACCCTACGACTCGCGATCGTTTTAAAGCGTCTGAGCGTCGTGTGCAACCCCAGGTACACGGCTTTCTCGGTGCACTTACGGATCTTCCTGGTATGCGACTGCGTAAACTTGCCGACATTCCAGCAGTTACAGATCCGAAAACTGGCGAAGTCGTTCGTCCGGGTGAGGGCGGCGAACTGGTATATGATTTCTACAATCCGTTCAAGGAAGACCCGCGTCCGGATGAGTACTCTTCGTATGAAGAGGAACTTAACTTCAAAGAAGGTCAAGGACAGGGCGGCCTCGTTAACGCGGCTACACTCTTACCCGCGCTCGTCCGCACAGGTGGTCGAAAGCTGTTAGGTGCACTAGCTAATCGTAAAGTTGGTCAGGCTGAAGCCCAAGTAGGAAAGGAAGCTGCACGTACTGCGGAAGCCGCTGACTGGATGAGTCCTCACGTCCGTCCTACCCCTCAACCTGGTCCTGCTATGCTGGGCGACGAGGCAATGGATATCTTGAACTCAGCGGCGGGACGTAAAGAAGTTGCAGAAGCCGGTGTGGGAGCAGCTAAGCGCGGTGTACAGGAAGCTAAGCAGTTTGGCTCGAGCGCTGACGATGCGATTAATGCTTTGACCAAGTCGCAAACCGTTATGCGGCCTATTCTTGGTGCTGCTTCGGCTACAGCCAACAGAGCTGCTTCTGAGTTAGAGCAACCGCCAGCTCGTACGCCAACAGGAACAGACGTTATTCCTGAAATGGGTGACCTGCAAGACGTTCAGGTTATGCCTGATCAAGGTCAGCCGCAATCGCAACCACAGAGTGCAGTTGACCGTTACCGTCAATCAATGGCTGGTAATCGGCAGCTCCAGCCGTATAAGCCCGGCTTCATTGAACGTATTGCGAGCTTCGTTAATCCATCCGGCTCTGGTGTAGCCAGTGATCAGCGTCGCGAGGCGTTTATGCGTAACCAGATGATTGAACAGGGTTATATGGATCCCGAGACCCAGTTCAAGGTTGGTCAACTTAGCGAAGATCTTAAGTCGGAGCGTGGTCTTCGTGATACGGAAGCGGAGAACAACCTACCCTCCAATGTGCGCAAGGAACAACAAGGGTTCACAGAACGCTACGCACCGGCGATGGAAACCTCACAGGTTGAACAACAGTTCGGTCTTCCTCCTGGTTCACTCAATCCAGAAGTCATGGAGCGCATGGGTCGTGGTGCTCCTAGTATCCAAGACATTATGATGCTGCAACTCATGCAAAGCATGAACCTTGGTGCAACTGGTGGCAACAACACTGGTGGTACCCCCGGTCGTCAAACTCCTCAACTTCGCGTTCCGCAACAATAATTAGTCATGCCTCTCACATCCGACCTTTTTAGGGTTAAACAGTACAGGTCTATCAATCCTGAACTGGCTGATATCTCCGACAGGGATTTAGCCGACATTGTTTATCAACAAACCGGTGAACTTGGGTCACTTCGTGACTCGAGCGCGCTTGGCCGTACGGTTGCGAGAGGCTCTAACTTTCTAACGAGCACAGGTGAAAGCTTGGAGCGTGGTATTACGAACACGCTTGGTGACTCATATCCGGCTCGTCTTGGTGCTCGTACTGCAAACATTGCACTGCAAAGCACCCCGGAGTACTTGATGAACCTGGCTGCTGCTCGCGTACTGCCTCAGTCAAAGCTTGGTGCTGTTGGTATTGGTGCACTTAACGCGTTCACAGGTTATGGTCGGACAGCAGTAGAAACTGGTGACCAATCTGCTGCACTTGGAGCAGGTGCTGGTACTGTGGCTAGCATGATTGGTGCACTCACGGGTGCTAAACTTGGTAACAAGTTTGGTGGTAAGATTGGTGGTGCTGCTGGCGGTTTCATTGGTAGTATGCCCGGTGATGCACTGGAGATTGCTACGCAACCGGGTGGTTGGGAGGAGTTTCTTAAGGATCCTCTCAACCTGCCTGCTACCCTCCTTTCACAAGCACCGTACGCGGCTGTGGATCATTTTGTCGCCAAAGGTGAAGCTGCTAAGGAGAATCGTGAGAAGACGATTGCTGCAACACCGGCGCTTGACGAGATCAGTGGGCAGAGCATTCAACAGGAACTGATTGGTTTGAAGAAAACACCTGTGTCACAACTGAGCGAACAGAAGGCTGCACGTATGAGTGAGCTTGAGGCGTTGTTGAAGAAGACCGACGCACAGGTTATGACGAAGGACGGTAAGCAGATACAGAAGGTAGCAGGAGCGGTTGAACACCCGCTTACGGCTTCACCGTTTTCATACATGTCCCAGATTGCCAACGTCTCGTGGGGCAAGCGACCTGCTATGTTTGTGCCTAAGGGCTCACTACCGGAGCTCGAGACTGTGCCGTTTGCTATGCAGGGTTTCAAGACGTACGAGACACCGGATGGTGACTGGCTGTACAATCCTGCCTTCACGTCTGAGCAAGCCATCAAAGACTCAGTGGCTAAAGGCGACACCAACGGTATTCTTGGTCTTGGGCCTACTGGCAAGAACGACCAAAGCATGGGTGTCGTGGGTGTGTTGCGTAATCGTCAAGGATTGGAAAAGCTTGGTGTGGAGCTCGAGTACCAGACGAAGCAGTCCATGCTTAAACGGTTGCAGGGCATGGCACTTAAGGGTGACACTGTTACTGTTGAGCCGCTTGCTGACTTCCTCAAGAAGCGTGAGAAGCAAAAAGGTACGGTTGCGCTTTACTCTCTTGAACAGCAGGGCACTCCCGAACAGAAAGAGGTCACACGCAAGTTCTGGCAAAACTCCTTACTGAAGAAGTTCCAGAGTGCGCTGTTGCCAACTGAACGGAAGGGTGCACGCTTTGAACTGGACGCTAACGGCGAACTGGGTAACGCCGGTGTCGTTAAGGCTATGCGCCAGTGGGTGCCGCCTGCGATGATGGAACATTATGAGGCCTCTGGACTACAAAATTTCTTAGACTTTAATCGGACTGAATCCGACATTAAAGCTTACAATGCTGTACAGGAACAAATTCAACTTCGCAAGAAGGAGTTTGGTACACCTGAATTTAACAAGATTTGGGCTGAAAACGAACGCATCAAGAACAAGTACAAGGGCTACGTTCCCACCACTTCATCGAAATCCGATAAAGTCTCGTTTGCTGCTCTCTCGGACTGGCTTGAACAAAACACTCCGCAGATTGAGATTAAACAGCTTAATCCGAACGCGTTTAAAGACGCGAATAGTCAAAGGCTTGCTCAGTTACAGCATACACTTGAGACGGCTGGCTACCGTGTTGAACAGGACATGGAAGGAAACCCAGAGATTAGTTATTCTGGTGAGCCAGTTACGGAACCAGCTGATTTTGATCGTTTGAATATCCCGCAAGCAGACCGGGATTTGATCAATAGTTTTTGGCGCTCACAAATCGTTGGTTTTGAGATTGGAACTGATGCAGCGACTGGCAAGTATGGCGTTGAACCTATCAACGTTAATGAGATGGACAGTCCGGTGGATATCCTTGTTCGTGTTCCTACACGTCAACTTACTTACGACGAGATTCACCAAGGCGCTGACTACGGTCCGGAAACGAATAAACAACTAAGAGCCGACTATGAACGAGAGGCTGCTGCCAATAACATCAAGCGTACTCCTGACTTGTTTTCAGGTCCGCACTTTGGTGACTCTGACCTAAACGTTCTTGCCAGTGTTCGTGGTTACTTTAAGAACCTGCCCACAGGAGAGCGTGCGTTCTTTCCGTTCGAAGTACAGAGTGACTGGGCACAAGGTTTTCAGGGTCAGCAAAAACGACTGGATGAAATGAAGGCTCGTTTTACGCTTCGTCAGAACGAGGATAAAACTTATAGTATTTTTGATAAGGAATACAATTACGATGGTCGTAAGTTTGCTGATAAAGCTGAAGCACAGGCGCGCTATGAGACTATCCTTGGTGCAGAGTCTGGTTATGGTCGTCGTAACATTGAGACCATAAAGAACCACGCATTGCTTTCTTCGTATGAAACGCTTGCTGTAAAGGCTGCAATTCAACACGCACTTGCGAATGGTGCCACCAAAATCGTGTTCCCTGATTCAAAGACTGCAATGATGATCGAGGGTCATGATAAGCGTCCCCGCAGTATTGCGAATAGCTTTGAGAACTTGCTTGACCGTAAACCAAGTGTCGGTGACTGGGTTATGCAGGGTGGTCCTTACAGTGGTGGGCAAATCGTAAGCACACAAGCTGCTGCACAGGATATTGCAAGAAGCTACGAACGTTACAACGGTGCTGCTGCGCAGACCTCCATACGTCAGCTCACAGCTGCTGACTTTATTACGGAAGACCCTCGTCAAACAAAGGGTATGCGGCAGCACTACGACAACAGCATCCCGGGCATTGTCTCGCGTCTTACCAATGACTCTGGCAAGCAGGTAGACATGGGTGTTTTCACCGCACGTACAGCCAGTGAACACTTTAAGAATCCTGACGGTACACCGAAGGACCGCATCACCGGGCGAGTATACGACCTGTCTAACCTCAAGCCAGACGTTGAGAATCTGTTTGCCATGTACGGACAGCCTGACCAAGCGAACTATGCAGAGGGCCTCAAGCACGCAGAGACGGAGCTCGAAAAACGCATCCACGAAGGCGCTGACGTGACGAGCGAAGAGTTGATGGATGCGCTTAGTCGGGGTGAAAACGTCGACAAAGCGATTGCCCTCAACTACCTTAAAGGTCTGTTGGGCAACGTCGACAAAGTGCGCGCGTTCCTATCTGACCCGGTGAGTGGTATTAACATCCTTGGCCGTACGGTAGGAACGGAGGTTGCACTCAACCTCAAACAGAAGAACGAGAAAGCCTTCGGTATTCTTGGTCACGAGCTGTCACACGTTTCAGCACACCTACTCGAATACGGTAACCCGGAGGCCTACAAAGACTTTATTTCGTACCCGACGGTGCATATGACGGCTGAGACACGTAAGATGGCCCTTGAAGAACTGTACAAAGCAGCCGGTATTGAGGCTAAAGACCTCGACTACGCTGCTGGTCTCAAGTTTAACAAGGACGACCCAAACCTGGCGAAGAAGCAGGCACTGGAATTTTACGGTGCACTGGCGGAAGTGCTGTCTACGCAGGTGTTTCGCGACTCGGGTATTAATCCGACCATAAAGAAGTACCTGTCGTGGCTGCCGATGGGCGCACAAAGGTGGCTAACTACTCTGTCGGCTCAGTTTACCAAATTCATGGGTGGTCAGACGCCGTCGCTTCGTTACATGCTGGATGCAGAGTCTCAAAAGCTTGTAACCGACGCGTATTCGAAGCTGGTCAAATTTACGCATCAGACTCAGACTTCGCAGAACACAGCGATTAAGTCGTTGAAGCGTTTGGGCCTATACGATGAGCAAGAGTTCATCAGTAACCTGGCGAACTTCAATGACCGTGATCGCTGGGGTCCTGCAGAGCGTTCAGCGCGTGCTATGGGCGACATGGCCAACTACGCGTTGGATTTCACTCGCGCTAGTCAGTTTGCTAAAAAGAGCGGTGACGTGTTTGAAGACTGGGTAATGAGTCCGCTCTTCCGCACGAAGCTACACCCCGAAACGCTCGACTTCTTCCGCGAACTACACCACTACCGTAACAAGATCAAGCAGTACGAACACGGTTACATGGCTTACCTGGGTCAGAACGCTGACGGTACACGGAGCCAAGAGCAAGCACTACAGGCGGCAGACGACCACATTCAGAGCTTGATTCGTCCTGGCAAAGGACGCAATGACCGGTTGCTTGCCATGTCGAAGGTGATTGCCCGTAATCAAGAGATTCGTGAGAACGTGACGAATCCTCCACTAGGGGCGCAAGCCGGACCACAAAAATTCGTGACTAAGGATCAACTCGTCTCTGTTGAAGAGATGAAGACGAAGTACGGCCTGTCTGAGCAAGACGCAGACTTCCTGAATCGCTTGATTGACTTGCCGAAACAAGTGTCTGAACAGACGCTTCGTTTCATGCAGGCTACCGACACTGTTAACATGTCCAAACTGTTCTACATCCAGAACCGGGATATGAACATTAGTGCAGTTAAGGGTAAGGTCGCTGAACTTACGCGTATTTCGAACGACGCTGGTGCGAATTCGTTGGAGAACAAGATGTACCAGAAGTACCACGAGCAAATCGCGCAACGTTCTGGCGATAACACAGACACGCTTAACCGGCTGTCGGCTGAGATCGCCATGACTGAGCAGCGCAAACTCGCGTTTAATCAACAGATGGAACTGCACATTCGCCAGGCGTTTGCGAATGAGATTCAGTTTGATCCTCGTCCCGGCCAGGACCCGTTTATCAACCAGGTCACGGCTGCTGCTACCCGTCTGGCGGAAGCACGGGCTGAACAAGCGTTTATCATGAAAGACGAGGGTTATGCTCCCATGACACGTCGGGGACGCTACCTTGTGCAAGTCTACAAGGACGCACTTGGAACGCCACTACCGAATACGGTACAGTCCATGCAAGGCTTTAAGACCTTGCAAGAGGCTCGCGCGTTCATGGCAGCTAACAAGCTTACGGATGGCAAGGACTCCAAACTAATCGACAAAGAGACGTTTGTGGCCCGCGCTCAAATGTACTCGAGCCAGCAGCTCCAGAGTGTACGGGATAAGGCACGGAGGGACTTCGACGACGTTATTCGCGCGTACGAGAAGAACCTGCCTGACTCTCCCCACAAGGCTGCTCAGCTCCAGGTCTTAAGCGACATGAAGAACCAGTACAGGCCCTTACAGCAGGAAATTAGCGAAGTCATTAGTGCTAAGGGCGACAAGTTCAAGGAGCGCCGGTACAATGTTGAAGGCTTCAACGAGCTGGACTTCATCCCAAACATCTTCGAATACGTCAACTATAAGACCATCGTTGGTCAAAAGGGTCTGACGCGTGCAGAGGCTGAACTCCAAACGCTACGGCCTACTGTCCAGTCTGATCCTGCTATGCAGGCACGGATGGCGAAGGAGACCGACTACGTTTTGAATCATACGAGCGAGGCAGCCGGTATACGCAAGTTGGTGTTCTACAACTACCTTGGTGGCAGCGTGCGACACATGATCCAGAACTTGCTGCAAGTACCGTTAAACGGTATCCCCGAAATGTTTGCGCAAGGCGCCGGGCACCACTCGTACAGTCACGCTGTAAAAGCTGGTTACTTGGCCACGAAGTATATGAAGGACGGTACTACCGGTAATAAGAACTTCGATATACTCCTCAAACAGGCAGAGAAAGAGGGCGTTACTATCCCGAACGCTATTGAGCACTTTGCACCTGAATCGAGTGCGATGGAAGGTGCACTAGACAACGTGAACGCACAGATGAATGGCACCAAACAGCTGGGTGAGCGTGTTAACTACGCTGGCACCCAAGTGTACAAGGGCTTCGAGAAGTTCATGCGCGCGACGGCTACTGCTTCAGAGCGTACCAATCGCCAAGTTTCGTTTATTATGAGCCTGCTCGAGTCGGAGCGCAAGGGCAGCACGGATCTTCGCAAGATGTACAATGATGCGAACGTCTTCACCGATTATGTCAACTTCGTAGGTGATAAGAGCAACCGACCTGGTTTTCAGGTTAAGTTGGGGCAGTCGTGGGCGCACGCACCTATGCTTGTCGCCACAGCATTGCAGAGCTTCGTGATCAACCACATTAGCCAACTTTACGCTTACGGTAAGATGGCTATGAAAGGCGACATAAACGCCAAAAAGGCGTTTGCTACGGGGACAGTCCATCTTCTGGCGATGGCTGGTGCGATGGGTCTTCCATTTGCACAGAACGCGGAGCAGTTGTTTGAAGCAGCCACGGGTATTTCGCTAAAAGAAGCGATACGCCGTAAGCTAATTCTTGGTGCGCAAGAGCTGTTCGATCTGGATGCAAACAACGGAGGTCGTATTGCTGACACAGTGATGTCAGGTTTTCCACGTCTGCTTGGTATTGAAGCAGGGCAGTCTGTGGGCCTTGGAGATCCACTGTTCCGTGTAGAAGCTGGTAAAGTACCTTCAGCATACGACCTTGCTGGACCAGCAGGGGGACTAGCTGAAAAAGCCGTTCAAGGTCTAGACGCACTAACCGCGAATCCGTGGGATGGAGAGAGCTGGTGGAAGGCGACTCGGACTGTAGCGCCGCAAGCCTTGAACTACTGGCTAAAACTTTCCGACGCTCTAATGAAAGGTGGGTACTATGACAAGGGTGGTGCCCCTCTTGTGGAGAACCTGGATTCGAGTGCGAGTGTGTCATTGTTGGGTGGGTTTACGCCTACAGAGGTTTCTGATGTTCGGACTGTACAAAATCTTCGCCGAAAAGTGAATGAGAAAATTGATCGCGACTATAGTACGGCGGTTGATTTGACTGCGAAGGCTCTTCTAAACTATGAGCGGACTCAACGGGTTGAGGATCTGATGGAAGCAAACAAGCGCTTCGGTGATTACATTGAAGCGGCTGCTGGTACACAGGATCGCGGGACGATGGTGACGTCTGTTTCAAATCGAGTAGAGCAACTTAAGAGTGCTGTTGAGGTTGCGCCGAGTCTGCGGGAGAGTCAGGCTTTTTCAGAAGCTCGGACATCTTACCCCGGAACAGTACCCCGTTATTCCGAACGACTTCCCGCAGCGTTTTCTGAGCTAAAAGTTGCTCGGTCACTGGGTCAAGACGATATTCTTCTCCAGAAACTAGGCGGTCTGAAGTCTTCTCTGATACAAAAGGCACTGTACGACCAGCTAGTTCGAGTAGGTTTCGAGCCTTATCAGGCTTCGCAGATTGCACAGGGCGGCAAATCGGCGGTCCAGAAAACGATTCGGACTTCCAACTTATCCTCCCCTGTTCCTCTAGAACCTTAACAACCTCCTCAAGCTCCATCTTGTTGATGTCGTCATAGATACCGGAGTTTAGGATGTCTTGCATCGTGCAAGTGCCCCGGCCGGTGATGTAGTTAAAGACGCGCGTTAGAAACGACTTGAGTTCGTTGCGGCCTACATCACCGAAGACCTGTTCCAACGAGCGTTCGGACTCGTCCAGGAAAGCCATAGCTAGACGGAGGATAGCCGTGTCCACGATACGATCATTTCTTGTGGCTGCGCTCATGCACATACAGATCTTAAGCAGGAGCACGTGTTTGGAGGAGAAGTACGTCTTGACTTTGTCGGAGAACTTCTCACCCTTCAAACGAAACGTAGGGTAGATCTTAATGTAAAGATCTTTTGCGTCATCGGTGAGGAAGAACTTTCCACCGAGCTTGTGAATACGTTCAATTTGGTGCTTGATTACGGGCAGAAGTTTGGCTTCTTCCTCGTGTAACTCAGGCCAGGCCACAGCGTTTTCGATCTCGTTCTCCAGCACGAAAATTGTGCGGCGTGCGAACCCGTCACTGATGACGTTCTGCTTGAGGTTTGAGTTCATCCAGTTCGGCGTACAACAACCAAGTAAAGTAAAGTAAGGATTCGTAATGGAGACGACACCGCCTTTGCGCGTGCGCTCTTTGTATTCAATACGATCCCAGATGGCAGTAAGGAACATCACCATCTGGTGGTTGATGTGTTTACCACCAAGGAATTCATGCAGCTCACTGACGAAAGCAGTGGCTTGACTGTAGACGACCTCTTTACCGCCCACCTTAGCGGCGACTTTGTTAGCAGCCATGTCGTCGATGAGAGACTCACGAGTGGCCGAGTCAGGCGCACGAGGGATGTTGATAAGACTTAAAAGGTTCCCCGCGGTATCCATTGCGGTTGTTTTACGGGAACCCGCGTCCCCAACCAATACGATGTAAAGGTTGGGGAACACGGTAAAGTGCCCTTGTGGGATAAAGCACTTTTTGCCGAGTGCAGCACTAATCATAGCGATTAGTGACCAGGCATGGAAGTTAGCTGGAGGCTCCGACCGTTTAGTGAATGAGTGGTAGAGCTTGAATAGATTTGGTGTTTCTTCCATGTCTGGAGACTTTATCGAATTTCAATAATGTTTAATACCCGAGCCGCTTTAACTCGAAGTAGACGAGTTTCATTGCAATCATATCGTGCCAGGCGTCGTGTGCGCCTTCGAAGTCTTTACCGAAAAGGTGACGGTAAATCTCCATCAGCTTCGGCCACTTGTAGCCGCTGCCGCGTGTAGCAGGAATCTTACAAACTGGGGTAGCCGTCAGCATTGTGCAGTACTCCACGGTCGGACGCCATGTGAATGAGGGTTCGTTGAAGGCCTCAATGTTCATCATATCGTTGTCGAACCGGAAGTTGTGCGCAACGTAGATGGTGGCTACGTTGCTCATTTCGCTGAACTTACCAAGAGCTTCCTTAACCGGGATTCCCTCCCGTTCAGCACGCTCCGTCGTAATGCCGTGAATCTCAGCAACGCGATCGGGAATATACCAACCAGAGGGCTTGATAATAACGTTCATGCGGTTGAGTTCATTGCCTTCACCGTCGCACAGCATAGCCGCCAGCTGACAGACGCGGGCTTGCTGCGGGTCGTTGTAGGGTAGAGTTTTACGGACGAAGCCCGTAGTCTCGGTGTCGAAGAACAATACTTTGGTACTCATTTAAGTGCCTTTACTTTGAGTTTATGGATTTTCCACTCGTCCGCGAACTCGACACGAACAAGTGGGATTGCTTTGTACAAAAGGATCTGTTGATAGTAGGCTTTCTTGCCTGGCACTTTGACCTTCTCGGTCGTGCGGGTTACGTCCATCTCGAACTCGTCGTCCGAAATCTGTCTTCCGGTTACAATCAGGAGTTGTTCGCCCAGCGCCTTGAGCACAGCATACGCATACGTAGTGCCAGCTTTGGTCGCCAGGTAATCGACGATATCATCAGTAGTAGCTTCCTTGCTACCGCCATCGGGCATAGTTTCTTTAATCATGTTTAAATAAACCTAACGTTTCATTAGTAGGGTTGCTTAACTTTAAGTTTGTAATAAGTTTATCGTAAGCTCTAGCTGCGTCTTCTGCTGTTTTATAACCACGCTTCTTTATGTTCCAGGTACCAGAATTTAACATTATATAATAACTAGTACCTTCAAAGCCAACGCCTTTAAAACCTGTTGTGTTTGTTCTATAGCCTTGGTTTCGTACATTTTCTAGCTGTGTTTTGTATTCTAAATTAGACTTACTATTATTTAGAGGGTCTCTGTCTTTGTGATCTACAACAAAGCCTTCTTTTCTTGGTAATAATAAATGTGTTAGGCGACCTGTTTGTTGTGTACGATTGTTATAATAACTGACGCGATGTACTTTAGTATTATCATCTCGACCATCTATGCATAATGTAACATCTTGAAGCAAAGGTAAGTCTTCTGTATCTACTGTAACGTAAAATACTAACTTATCAGCAATACGTGTACGTCTAATAATTCGTATTTGTGTTGTGCTCATACAAAAACCTCGTCACAGTTACCCCATGATTCACCATATGTAGACTCGAAAGGAATTGTGAAGTCGACTCCCCAGCAAGTAATTCGGTTAGTCGAGCAAGTACGAAAGATGTCGCGACTGCGTTCAAGGTGCTGTTGGGCGAAAACTTTACACGCCTCGTCATGGACTTGGTTAACAGGCTGAATAACAAGCTGTCTGCTTCCAGCGTCGATTCGATTACCGCGCCAGTGAAAGAGCCGCTCAAACAAGAGGTTGGTTGCATAAGTAGTGTGGGCTTGTGGCAGTTGACTAATCATTTCCCGAACCGTATTGTTATCGCGTCGTCCGAAGAAGATTCGTCTGTTACCGCTATAAGCATCCAAGTATCCGTGTGTGGAAAGTAAAGATGCCATGCGTTCTTTGAGGATCTGGAGACCCGGATACCTCTTTTCGTAAAGGAATTGTTTATCTCGACAGACGTCAAGAGCGACATACAATTCTCCATCCGACTTTTTAAATATGTTGTCGCAAGTCGTTTTAGGACCCATGCAGTAGTTAGTTCCATGAGATACCGCTTTATACGCATCATAATCAGTCCTCTTTTTGCCGCGTTCCTTCTCCTGTAGTTTCATCGCAGCCTTGAACGCAGGGAAGTAGGACTTGATGGTTTGCCAATCAGCAGTAATGAGGTGTTCCCCGTATAACGAGGCTACCGTAAGAGCTTGTGCTGGTTTGACCCCATGTAAGAGGTCGTCCATCATTCTGTGGTCGCCAAGGGATGACAGCATAGCAGCCATAGTCCAGGCGTCTGCTCCCTCAAGGTCAGACTTACACCAAAGATTACCGGCCCCGGCCAAGAATAAGTCCTTATCTCCACTGTAGACGTTTTGAGGTTGGACTCCCCATCCATCAGGTGGTTTATAGCCAGCAAAGCGACCAGTTTCCGTTCCAACGGCGTTGAAGAGCCAACCAATGGTGTTAGTACCCGGACGAGGTACGATAAGACGTAACGACGAAATGCGCTTTCGCAGTTTCCGGAGTCTTCCAGCCACTCCCAAAGCTGGTAGGTTTGGAAAGTCACGAGCGAGTAAAAGGAGAGTGAGGTAATCCTGTGTTTCTCGATACTCAACGTCTCCTTCGTCGTTGGTTTTTTTGTTATAATGAATTGGGAGTTTAAGGTCTTCATACAGCCACCGTTTCATTTTTTGAGGAGACGTGACAAAGATGTGTTTACCAGCTTTTACGTCGAGGTCGAGTTGCATTGCGTGCGCTTCTTCCTCCAAAACTTTCAGGCGCTTGTCTCGTTCAGCAAAGTTAAACTCTACTCCACGAATTGCCATGTACTGACAAACGCGGGATACACGGATATTGAATTTATAGTGTTGGTACGAACCAGACGGAAGTTCATTGAGTTCCCGGCGGAGCTCATGTGCGCCTTGGAGGGTGACGATACAGTCTTTGCCGCAGTACTCCCATTCTTGTTGGTATGGGACTTTGCCCGACCGCGCTGCTTTAAGTACACTTTTCCAGTAGGGGTTGTCAAGGTAAAGAGAGTTAATGAACGCGAGTGACTTTTGCATTTCACAGTAGACTTCCCACTGTGCAAACATGGTGTCAGCCACGAAGTTGGCATTTATCTTGTAGCCTCTGGCAAGAACATAGTGGTCGAAGTGTACAGCGTTTTGACCAATAAGCGGACACTTTTCGAGGACTTGACACAAGACTTTCCAGATGGCACGCTCTTCGTAAGGTTGCCAATAAAAACCAGTTGGTGTGGTGAAAGGGATAACAATTGCGCTTGAATGATTGTACGCAATACCAATGCAAGTGATTCCGAGGTGATAGTTTGTTTCGATGTCGACACCAAGTGGAGCTCTGGACTCGAGAAATTTATGCAGTGCTTCGAGGACTTGCTTGAAGGTTGGTTGGTAATTGATATTCCACTTTTGTTCAGTCCAACCATCTCGTAGGTAGCGCCAAGCTTTTGTGAAGTCGTTAACTGCGACAATGTTAAACTCAAACTGGCGGAAGATCTCCCGTGGGTGGAATGAGAGTAGACCAGTTCCATATGGAGTAGCAAAGGGCGCGCCTCGTTCTTCTTCAAGGTCTCCACTGAAATCGTGCTTAATGAAGCGAGCGGTTTGTCGACCGAGTCCAAACAGGAGCTTAGGCTTGACTTCGTCGATAATGCGGTTAAGTTCTTCAACCTCGTTTTTAAGGACGGGCTCAGGAACGCTGGCGAACTTGGCGTTTTTGGGGAAGAAACTGAGTATGTTTGCATACGCTGGACGGCTGGCTAAATCCCAACCTGCTTTTGCTTGTAATTGTATAAGTTGACCGAGATGAGAGTGCATGAACGGACTGGCGATAGCGCTCTCAGAGTAAGGGCAGTCGCCCACTATGAGAGCCCCATTCCAGTTACGGGGCATGATTAGTTTAGAGGTCTTGTAATTAGACATGTTATTTAGACTCCTTAAACATGTACGGTGCAGGTATAGCATTTTTAATAACACTGCGTGGATAACCTACAACATGCTCTGCTTTGGTCCTGTCTGGCTTCTTCTCTCCAAAACTACGAGGCTGTTTAGTGCGATCAGAATAGATAGAGTTCGGATTAAGTTTCATAATTTTACTTTTTATTTGTTTTCGTCTCGCTCGCGCCTAGCTCGCTACGCTCGCTGGCGCTCCCTCGTCCGGACACGCTTCGCGCACCATAGGCATGCGCGCGTCCGTCCTGCTACCCGCACCGGACAAGCCGGTGCTAGCCATGCGTTGTGCCTCCGGCACCCGAACCCTGCTGTCGATCCGATCAAACCGGCTGAGTGAGTGTGCATGGAGTGAGTGGTTGGACTATATCGAATTTCGATAAAGTCACAGGTGCGAAGGAATGATGTGCGCAAGCACCATAGGTCTACACAGGATAGCAGACGGAGAAATACCGGCATCGTAATATTTCTCCGCCAGACCACGGTGGATGATGTAGCCAGTGCGCCGGTCGAGCCAGCGACACCAACGGGTATACGACCAGCGACGAGGCTTCATGTCTAGAGAGCCGCCAGTAGACTGGGTTTGTCTGAGTATATCTCTTTCTCATTGCGGTCAATGAAGAAACCAGACATGCTGGAGGAGTCATAACGAAACTTCTGCCAGTCCTCGCAGTCGACCAGATCGTAACGGAACGAGATGCCACCTGTGTTGCGTTCACCGTTTACGTGGACCTGATAGACGAAGCATTCGAGTACCTTGTTATCGTGCATGATCCACACACGTTGCCAGATAGCAAACGCAGGAGTGATAGCTTTAGTAGTAGGGATGCCAGTAAACATACTATTTTTTGGTTGAAGAATTAAGGGCGCGGAGTCTTTTGGTAGTAGCAAGAAGCACTGCATCAGGCACATCAATGGTGCGTGCGCGCTCGAAGGTCTCGGAGGTTTCATTGAACAGGTAGAACGAGTCACGAAACCACGTCTTGTGATAGTAACATTCGACGCGGAAGGTAACACCAAGGTGTTCGATAAGGAAGGTTTTACTCGTCGACATTAGAAGTTGAAGGTTTAACGAATCTACACTCGCGTGGACTTTTGTCTTCGCGAAAGCGCTCGAAGTTACAATGACGAAATGCACCGGATTCGAAGCGCGCCTTACCACTAACTTCAATAACTTTGTTAATGAAACCAGTGGGGTGATCAAACATTAGTTGGCGCTGCTCGTTAGACCAGCCACCGCCAACGTCCATGACAGGAACCAGCTCGTCGCCTACGTACTGGCCCACAGTGGCAGAGCCCATCCTACCTACGTTAGCGCGTTCGCCCTCGTTAATGTTCATGATTACGAAGTCATCAGTAACATCGAGCTTATAACGACCAATATCACCAGTATAAGGTTGAGACCAGTTGCGAACCACAAAGCCTTCGTACGCACGGGTGCGCTTAAGCGTAGCCACGGTACGTTCAATATTATTGCTAGTGGTGTAAGTATTAACGAGGTGCAGGCGAGGATGCCCAACAGTTGATACAAGCTGTTTAAGTGCTGCATAGCGAACGTGGTAGGGTTGGGTGCGAACGTCTTCGCCGTTCAGGAATAGGATGTCAAACGCGTACAGCTTCCCAAGTCGTTCGGGATTCTGCGCCCACTGGGAGCCGTACATAAACTCGCTGGCGATTAGCGTACTAGCAGGCCAACGAGGCACGTCAAGTGTGCCTTTGTTTAAGCCGTTGCGGCTCGTAATCAACTTGCCATCAAAACAGGACCAGATACCGTCATACTTGAATTGCATGACCTCATACGTAGCTGCCTGTGCAACGTCAACATCCTTAGCGGTTTGACGATCTAACTCTAACGTTGGGAATAGCGGGTGGATGAACATAAAGGTTAAAGAGGTAGTTCGGAGAGCAAGCCCTCGCTTACGCCCTTCTTACCGAGGCGTTCTTGGATGTAGTTGAGTCCGTTGGCGATGTGAGTCTCGTCGATCTCAATACCGAAGGGAACCCTCTTACGTTTAAACGCTTGTGCGAGGAACGAACCCTCTCCTGCGAACGGGTCGATGATGATGTCGCCTTCTTGAGAGACAGAGTCGATGAGGTAATCCCACACTTCTGGCGGCTTCACAAACGGGTGGCTAGCCGAGCTTACGCTGTCGCAGCAAATCCAGTTCTTGTTCTGTTTGGTGCGGAGGATGCTCTTCTCCGACTTCCGCATAATCATGCAGACTTCGGTGGCTTTGGTAATGTTGTACTGAGCTTGACTGTTTGAGCAGGGGCTGGTCTTGCACCACACGAGTGGCCAGCGAGTAACACGCCAACCGATTTTGCCTGCCCAGTCTTGGAGCTTTTCTTGATGGTCCAGGTCGTACCACATGCACAGGAAACCGTCTTCTGCGACGTTGTCGAAGGCAACACGAAGGAAGTCTTGCAGCAGTGACATGTTACCAGCCACTTGGTGGGTGTCTTCAATACGCTCGATCTTGCCTGGTGCTGCTGATAGGTTGTCAGTATTGATTCCATAAGGCGGATCACAGATGATGTGAGAGATTTTACCAGAGCTGGCGATCTGCGGTATTAGCTTTAAGCAATCACCGTGGTAGTAGAGTTTAGAAATGTCGGTAACAGAAAGCAAAGGCTGGTCGCGCTTGGCCGCAGGAAGGTTAATCTTTATCGGATCTACTGTGGTGACAGTAACAGTGGCGGCAGCGAGGTCCACGTTCTTAGCCGTGAGCGCACGCTTAGAGTTGATGCGAGACAACTGTTCCTTTGCAGCTTCGTCGCGCTCTCCAGCCACCAACAGTTGAACGGCCTCAAACATGCTCGAGGCCTTCCACAAAGCAGAGTCCTTGTTCTTGACCATGTGCTTCGCCACTTTAATGGCGGTCGAGACGCTGCTTTGCGGCACACCAAGAATCTCCGAGGTTGCATCTTGTGACCAACGTAAATGATCTGTGAGTGCTTCTTTGGTCGCCAGCCGGTGGTAGTCTACAATGCCAAACATGTTCTCCTGCCAAGTCATACTCTTGCGTTTGAGGTTCTCGTCAAGCTCCAACATCCGGCGCTTCGCGGGAGACAAAGACTCGAGTTCGGTTACAGGGATGATGCTATAATACTGAGAATACGGCATACTGTCGCCATTTGGCATCGTCACGACTTTATCTAATTTCGATAAAGTATTAAAAGAAGCAAAGCGTCGGCCTCCGGCAACCAGATTGTTATTAGCATCAATTACTACTGGATGCATGAGCCCGCGTGTTGAGGCGAGGTCGACCTGATTACGCTCGATACTATCTATTAGTAGTTCGAGTTCGCTCATGTCTTTGCGCAGACGCTCTTGGTCTACAACGATGTCAGTTAGCTTTCGGTAGTTTAGGTTGTTCATGTTTAGCGTTCGCGTACGTTAGACTGAGGCTTATTGTCGTCTGGCTTCTCTTTAATACGAAGCGTTGGCTTCTCGTAAATGTCCTCGCCAGACTCCTCGCGAGGAATTGGTTTGCGTGGGCGTTCGACTTCCGTGGGTCCGTCAGGTGCGTCATCAGGGTTAATACTCATGGTTTTAGGTTGTTAAGTTTGGTGACTATGGCACTGGCAAGCTTATAGTTAGAATGGTTCGCGTCAATGAACAGCGCGATGACTAGGTTAGCGGTGCCTTCTTCAGTAAGGGAGCGACCAAACACTCGGTCCAGCTCAGCCTTGTCTGCTTCGGTCACATCTGGTAAGGCAATCAGCTTTTCGTACAGCGGGCTTGGGAACACGGCGAGTTTTTCGTCTGCCAGTTCGAAGCCCAACAAGGTTAGGCCTTCCAGTATTCGAGTTGCGTGCGCATTTGTCATAGGATTTGTTTATACATAAAAAAGCCCCCACCAAGCACCATGCTCAGTGGAGGCCCTCTTCAACCACAAACCAAGTTATTAGTATTTGTGGTTATACAGCGTGATTGCTGTAATTAGATGGACGGAGGCGTGAAGTTGTCCTCAGCCGTAATCGGGAGGAACTTCGAGATGCTATTCCGGTCCGGGAGGTTCTTGCCATCAACGCGACCAGCCGGTTCGAACTCGAGAACAACCTTGAGGTACTCGGAGATGTCTTCAATGTTGAAGTCGTCTTCGGACTTCTCGTCGCGACCAGAGGCGAGAGCGAGTTCCTTGATAGCGCGATCCGGGTCGTACTTCTCGGTCTTCACCATGGAGATCCAACGCGTGCACAAGGCGTTACCCTTGTTCTCGCGCTTCTCGCCATCAAAACGAATAAGGGTGTCGTCGAGCAGCTTGACCTGAATGACCAGGTTGTTGCCAGTCTTGGGCTTGTTGGGTTCGAGTTTCTTGCTGGTGACTTTGGCGAAGTACGTACCGGCGGCGACTACCAAGAAGCCAGCCTCGACGTCTTTGAGGTTGTTTGTATTGAGTTTCATTTTGTTTTGTATGTTGGTTAGTTTTGGTTGTTTGTTTTTGTATGTTACGTGAGTAACAAAGTGTTAGCGAAGCGGGTCAAACTCACTGGCGCCAAGCTCAGCGCCAATGTGATTCATATGACGGATGTCATTAAGCTCCATGACGACTTGGCCGTCAAAGTGCTGATGCTTCTGAAACTGGTGAACGAGCTGATGGTGGTCAGCGCGGAGACTGGAGAACTGGCCACGCAGCTGTTTAAGCTGGACGCACAGGACCATAATCTTTTCTGGGTCTGTCAACTCAGCGAAGGGTTTTGGCTTGCGAAGACCAAGGATGGTCTCGCGTGCCGCGTCCTCTTGTGCCGAGATGTATGGGACTGGTTTCTTCTTAGACATCGTCGTCCTCCGGTGCGTCGGACGGTTCATCCTCCTCGACTTCGCAGAACTCGTCGTCCCACTCGTCGTCGACTTTCATGGTGCCCTCGGTGTTGGCTTCGTGGTCAACATCAGATATCTGGTCGATGGTAACAGTCCCCGCACCGGATACATCCAGTTTGGAGATGATGGCAGACTTTTCGAGGCTCCGCAAGGACTCATAGCCCTCTTCAGAAACATCGAGTACGGTAACAGTCGTAATCTTAATGTACATACTTATTGATGGTTGATGGTTGTTATTTGACTATCTGACTAAAGATTTTCGCCTTCTCGACTTCCCAGTCGAACTCGTCGGGAAGACCCTTGAGCGAGCACTTGGCATCGTAGTTAGGTGCGGGTTGGACGCGCACAATGTAGCTAGCAGGACCGCTGGTGCCCTTCTTTACTGAGCAGCGCCAGATGTCCGAGAAGTAGATGCCGAACGCGTCTTTCATCTTGGTGCCAATAGCTAGTACGAGTTTGTCTTTGACCTCAGTCTCGTGAGCGATAAACACCACGTTCTTGTCGAGGTCAGTGGCGCACAACAGCTCGTCGCCCATCCACTTCAGGTAACGAGTGAAGTCACCCCAGTGTTGGATTTGCATGTTGACTGCCGGGTCGCCAGTCTTGAGAATCTTGTCGATTAACTTCTCAGCCAGTGTGGTGAGGGAGTCGATGATAATGGTCTTGACGGAGTCGTCAGCACTTACAATCTCCAACTGCTTGACGAAGTTATCCCACACGTCAATGTCTTTGACAGACTTACCAGTCTTGACATCCTCCAGTGGGTTGACAATCTTCAGACGAGCAACTAGCTCAGGGTCAAGATTGCGCAGACCTGACAGGTTGTTGTCGAAGTTAAACAAGCACGGGCTCGGAAACTGAACCGCTTTCGTGGTCTTGCGCGTACCATTCCCACCTTTGAGGAGGAGTGTAATAGGCGTATGTTTCTCGTCGTACTTCTTGTATATACTATGAACAGGAGCTGTCACCACAGGTGGCGAAGCTACGGGTGTAGGTTGAGGCATTGTGGCTGGCATAATTAGTTTAAGGCGACCACCTTCGTTACGGGCTGGTTCCTAATGCGTTGAGCGGCTGACTTCTTCCGTGCAACCACGACTACCGTACGTACGGGGCGGTTGAACGGACTATAGTAACACACACGGTCGTGAGGGCCAGCTTCACCGCTGGCGAGTAGGCTGTTTAGAGTGAAGATAAGGTCTTTGACTTTCACCGTTCGACAGTCTTCACGTCTGGCGACGCACATGCGGCGTTCCACGCGAAGGCTTCCTCCTCAGTAAGTTGAGAGGTTTCACTGTGGTAGAGCGTATGGTTTACTTTGTCAATGGCAGTTGTTAGGTGCACACTGACTAGGTCTGGAGGTACTATCCAAACCTGGCGACCAACCTTGTAGACTGTGGTAAGCATAAATTATTACTCGATAGGGTGCCAGTTATTGGTCGTGAACAGGTTCTCGTCATCGAGCATACGATCACGAACCATAGGTGGCGCTTCGCACAAGTCGAAGAACTTGCATTGTCCGTACTTAGTGACGCAATGCTCGCGAATCGGCACGGCTTCGCCAGTCGTTATGAACTCTACTGCTTGTCTAATGATGTTCCGAATGGCAAACAGGGTCTCATTCTGCCACTCTTCGATTTTCCAGTTCGCCATTGGGATGGGGAAGTGCTTGAATTCAAACCCTGTCGAGCGGAGCGCAAGCGCGTTGATGACAACGCCGCGAACAGGTTTAGTGAACTGTTCTTGAAATAGGCGTCCAACGTATGTATATCCGAGCATTTGACTTGAGCGAACCTTATCGTCCACAAACTTATCTCCCATGACAGAGGTCGTCTTATGATCACATACCCAAATCTCGTTCCGAAGATACGTGAGGAGGTCCAGGATACCGCTCCACCAAACATCGATTTTAGTAGCTTCCGGGAAAAGCTCACCGGCGCGGAACTCAATAGTTCCGATTGGAAACGAAAAGGTTTCTTCCACGATTTTCTTACCGTTAAGCTCAACCGGGACAAGTTTTTCGGCGTATACAGTGTTAACGTGTGCATGATACGAGGTAAGTAGGCGTATTAAAGAATCAGTGTTGCGACGCGGATCGAGAAGCAAGTCGAGTTTTGATTCTCTCGCGTCAAAGATGGCGCGTTCACACGCGGTTTCTAGGCCGTCGCCAAGCACGAGGTGCTTCATGCCAGTGTGAACAGCCTGACCGAAGATAAGTGGGCTCATGCCCTTGTTACTGATCTTGCGCAGCCCACCGCTAATCATGCCTTTGACGAAGCACCCGTTCCAGTCTAGGAACTCGGTGTTGTCCATCTGGACACGCTTCTCTAACTTTAGGCGGTTAATAAACGCGCTTACTTTAAATATGTCTAGGAGGTCGGCTGAGAAGTGCATAATTAGTTGTTAAACTTTATCGAATTTCGATGGAGTAATTACTGAGCATTTTGACGCATGTAACCTTCAAGGTCTATGATGCGATGCGCCATTGCACGAACTGTGCTCTCAATGGTCTCGTGCTGGCTAATGTCATGGTTGGCAGCAGCCTCGACTGGAGCCATCAGCCCGTTAAGGTGACGTTCGATTGTGCTAACCTTCATATCGAACTTATCTCTGTCCGGCTTAGACTCATCATAGAGGCTAAACAGTATTGGAAACAATTCACGAGCGAGCTGGACGGCGGACTCGTGATAAGCTTGTGGGTTTTTCATAAGTGTTTGCGAAACGATCGGTTTACAGAAGGGATGCTGACAAAGTTTGCCCGGCAACCCTTGCAGACATTCCCAGTTAAGCTCAGTGCGTTGCGTAGAGTCTTTCATGTAGTCACGCTCCCACTCAGGGATGGTGAAGACTGGATCACGCGTCGGAGTCATCGGCATCGTCAGTTAATTCTAGAGCTTCAATGACATCGTCTACGTCGCAACTGGCGGCGTTAGCAGTCATGGCAAGCAATCGCTCAGTTGAAATATCAGGTTCACCATCTTCAATTAGATCGTAGAAGGCGACGATTTGTTGTGCGCGATCGAGAGTCATATTCCGAGGATTGACAGGTCGACGCGCTTACTGCCCGCTTTCATCGGCGCACCTTTGCGGAGCAAGTTCTTACGCAAGTTTTGCGGTGATTCGGTAGCCGTCCTCAGTTTAGAGAGGTGCTTCTCAAGTTCAGCATCGTCCATCTCGGACATGCGTTTGCCAATTAACTCGCTGATCGGACAGGAGTCTGGCGGCTCAGGCAATTCACTAATGTTGAAATCGACTGGCGGTGTTGTGTTTTGTGGCTGGTCCATATAAAAACGACAAAGCCCCCGCCTACTTTCGTAAGCGAGGGCCCTCTAGTCGTAACGTGGACTAAGCCAAAACCTAACTACTAACTTCGACGGAGCATTGGATGATGAGTCTGATGTTCGTAACTACTTGTTCGTCTAACGGTGGTAGGTAGGTATTTTGGCACACGCAGGGTTAGTTAAACGCCAGAGAGCGCAGAGCGTTCTGCGGCCTTAACCAGTTCCTTGACCTTCGCACCCACCACCTGCTTCTTCGCCTCTTCGTCGAGACCTTCGACTTCGAGACTGTGCTTGGCGACGAACGCGTCGAGCTTGCCGTCTTCGACCATCTTGTCGTAGTAGGCGAGGTACTTCTTACCAATCGTACCAGACCCACCACCCTTCGAGGACTGCGTGTAGTCGACAGGCAGGTTACTAATAGCAGTAACCACGTCCTCGTTGTACTGATCGAGTGAGCCAGCGCCACCCAGCTCGTCTTCGAGACGACCCACGTACTCCACGTCCTTCTCATCGACGTTGCCTTCCTTGTCGACGGACTGCTTCTTGCCAGACTTCGCAACGAGCGTCTCCACGAGCTTCGCGCGCACCTTGGTGTAGTGCGAGTGGAAGTGCACGTAGTTGATGGCGGCCGCGTAGACCTTCTCTTCGCCCAACTTGCGCGCCGCGGCCTGTTCCTCTTCGGTCATGTCAGCGTTACCGCCGCCAGACAGGAGCAGCAGCTCGTTAAGATCTTCGGCAACGCCGACGATCGGAACATCAAACCCGAGGACTTCTTTATTCAGTGTTTTCATGTATCTATTTAGTTATGGTTTCGTATCTTTGTTGTTAGTAGCCAGCTGGCAACTAAAGTGGTCGCACGTTTTCCGTGCTAAATGCTTCACGAGCGGGCAAGCCCAGCGTCGTATCGACCCTCATCACAATGATGAACTGGCGCTTGTGCCACGTCTGCATCGCACGCCAGAAAACCATTTCGTCTTTCTCGATCCTTTCGACGCGAGCGTTCGGCAGATAGTTTTGTCCGAAGCGTGCAATGAACTCTTCGCTTGGAAACTTAAGAGTGATTTGCACGTTGTCGGAAATAACGATACTTTCGATAAGCTCGTCAGGAACGACAGTGCGCAGCTCACGAAGGTAGGTAACAGCACTGTTTAGGTTTGGTCTCATGGTTTAAGGTTGCTATGCAACTGGAAAGGCCCGACCCCAATGTTAGGGAAGTCGGGCCAGTCAGACAACGTATATTCAGCTACGCGTCAAGCTACTCTCGTAAGCACCGCCAAGGCTTTTACTATGGCCTGCCAAGACTTGGCGGGATTCCTCTTACGAGCGGTCAACCGGGTTGTACGTAGTAGCACGCATCCACTGTGAGGTGCGAACTTTTGTGTAATCATACAGGCGGGTTGGAAAGTGAACAAACTGACAAAGTAATACGGTTAGGTGTGATCGCTACGCGGTTACAGGGCCATTAGCTCGTCAAGAGTGAGAGCCCGCTTACCGATGCGGACCTTCGGCGTAGCATTACGTTCATTGTAGCGTTCGCTATCCTCGTCATCTTCGATGTCAGGTGCGAGGTGGGCCTCCTTATAAAACTGGCGCTGATACTCCACAACGGTGAGGTCGAGCGTAAAAACAGCCGTTTTCTTATGCTTGAAGAACGCCCGAAACGTGGCATCTACCTCAGGATAGACATGGATGATGTCCTTGGTAGGACGCTTGTCTGCATATTCGGTGTGAATTGTTACCGTGCGTCCGGGCGACTTCGCATTTATACATTCGACAAAACGCGGAGTCTTGATACCGTAATGGTTATAGATAACAGCACGAGCGACTGGGTCGATCTCGTACTGGCGGCCACTTATCAGGTCTTCGCCATCTTTCGGCAGCAACAATGGCACGAAGGCCAGGTCAGTTTTGGGGATGTTGAACATGGGATTGCGGAATAACAATCGGGTTTAGTGATAACTCGGGCAAAGGGGAGCATGATAGCAGAGCGTCAAATAGAAAGCGAGAACAATCTATCGCATTTCATAACAATCTTTGACGCTCTGCCATGCGGACTATCGGCTTACCAGCATGTTGAATTCGGTAACTATCAAGTCACCATCCTCCGGCTTAAACTGATTACGAAGATAGTCAGCTGCGCCTTGCGCCTCGCGTTTGTTGGACCACAGAGTTGGGACGACAACGTCCTCAAACTTGCAGTCCGCCAGAACGCTGGCGTCAAGTATAACTACGCGCTTCTGCACGTGCGAGAGGAAGGTTGTCCCAACCTTGATGGCGTATCGTTTAGACAGGGTAGTCTTCATTGTTCGAATGTCTCCTTTAGTGTTTTGTATAGCTCGTTAGCTACTTCAGGGTCTAACATGATGATGTTGCTGGCGTGAACAGGCACGTGGTGCCCGGTTGTGAGGACAACATGGTATCCGTCGTTGCCGACGTACACGCTGTCGCCAATATATTTTGACTCTGGCAGTTTCATGGTTAAAGGATGTTCGTCAGCCTACTCGGCAGCCTCTTTGTTAGTGGCGCACTCTTCAGCTGACGAACAAAGTGTTTAGTTTCGGGGCATCTCTCCAAACGCACTGGCCATCGCCTGAATCGTTTGGCCAACCGCGCTCATCAACTTGATGGCAGCCTCAGAACGCGCGGTGTTAATATCGTGCTTGGCTTTTTCATAACCTTCTTTGAAGCGTTGGTCGCCAAAGTCACGCCTTTCACCGTGAGCGCGAAGCGCGTCTGCGACTTCTTCATCCTTGAACATTGGCGTCTCGAAGTCATGTCCATAGGCTGCGGCCTGCTTGTGGAGCTTGGTGCCCACGTCAATGGGCGACTTCTTCTTACGGTTGTATTTGCGTTTCGTTTGTGTCTTCATTTTGTTTCTTTTTAGCTGGTATTAACGGCAATTTGCCTTGATTAGTTAGTGTAGCAATACGCTCGACTGCATATCGACGTACGTGTCTTTGCATTCGTTCATCGTTGGAGATGTTCGCATTTCCAAACGCTCCCCGCTTCCCATCGTCAATAGATCGTTGTGCAGACGCTGCTGCTCGGTTAGCCTTAGTAGCGTCGATTGCGTCTTGAGTGATGCTAACAACGGGAAACTGCGGCTTGGGTGCAGCAGCGCGTTCTTTACGACGGGCGGCATAGGCGTCACGATCAAACGACGATATGGTCTTGTCACGTTCACGGGACTTGGTAGACATGGCTGGTTAGTCGTCATCGCGCTTAGGACGCTTGGTGAGTAGAAGTTTAACTGGGGTGATAGCCTCGTGGAGATCGAAGGCCTTGATGACCTTCCGGAGTTCTTCGTGGCAGTAGTAAGCAGTGTAGTCGATCGACACGTACTCACCAGCACTAATGATTGACTGTGCCTCAGGGAATAGTGGGCGAGCACACTGACTGGCTACGCAGTCACGCAGTATGGCAAAGCCAGCCTGCGTACGATCTGCGTAAGCCTTGTCAATGAGCTCTTGTGTGATGTCGAGCTCGATTGTTTCGGGATAGTCTTCGTATACTTTAGTCATATTTGTGGTTGGTTGTTCTTGTTAGACTTTATCGAATTTCGATAAAGTAAATGGTGCACGCTGGCGACTGGCGAACATCTAAACTAGAACAAGTGTTCAAGTTCAAGCTCCGCAGGTCAGCACTGGCTCTCGCTCCACACTTGGTGTCAGCCGGCTCGGCGGTTTGAGTGGGTCGCGAGACGGATTGGACGCCGGAGGCGCACGGAACACGAGCGCAGTGAGCATCGGCTGGCCGATGCGAACAAGCGGTCGATGCGGTCGCGGTCTGCGATGACTGGGGACGAGCGCCCGTTGCGGGCGCGGGGATGCGTTGGCAAGGGCAGCAACGCGGCCCGGAGCCTGCTTGTCCTTGCCGTCGAACACTCTTACTCTTGTGCTTCATAACTAAAAAGCCGCCCACAATTAAGTGGACGGCTGTTAAGAGCGTGAACACACGCGGTGGCGTTCGCTACGCGAGTTACGGTTAGAGAATGGACTCAACCTCTTCTCCACGCAGCTTGGGCTCC